TTACGGAGATACAACCCTTCCGTTCCGAAGTGTGGCGTGGGTAAAGAAATCAAGGGAGACTGTAATGTCCCATCCATAAATATCCTTAAAGAACGAGAACTGGTCTGCCATACCAAATACCGTGTTTATATCGCGCAGACCACCACAGCAATTAAAAGAATAGTTAACGCTGATATGATCGAAGTGGCGCTCAATTTTGGTGTCCAGTTCGTACAGTTCAGAAACCTCTATGGCCGCCTGAATAAAATTCTCACTGGCTTTGATGCGCTCCGGCATAAGGACATAAGTGGTGTTTTCCTGTATTTTCTGCATTATCTCCTCAAAAGAAGGAGTCGGCTCTTCTGGCTCGTCCGCCATCTCCAGTTCTATCTGTTTCATTTCCTCCATCGGATCGATGCGAGGATATTTCTTTTCATAGATGATTTCTACACTCATACGCTCACCCCTCGATGCGGACAACAGGTACACCGACCTTCACCGCATAATCTATTGTGTTTTTAGTTCCGCTCTTTTCTCCATTGAATACTGCAATGACTCTGGCTGCGTGGTTAACCATCCATTCGTTTCTGATCTGAAAGCAGGCTCGGCTGTAGCCCTCACAGACATATTTCACGAAGTCTGCGGATGCCAGTATCTCTTTGTACTGTCCTTGCCATTCTTGGCTCCAACCACGCTCAAAGCCATCATAGGGGCAGGCACACATAAGTTTGACACCATAGCCCTCATCACGAAGCATCAGCACAATTTGTGCTGCCCAGATATCTACGCCCCTTGCCATGCCCGTAATAAAGACATTCAGTCCGTCAGCAACTGTCTGACGGATTTCTTTTTCCAGATCCTTTTTGATGGCTCTGTCCGAGCGTGTCAGCTTCTCCGGGCGGTGTCCCGTGAAGCATACTCGGTGCATTCGTTTTTCGGCTTCGGTCATATAAGTCCCCTCCGTGATTCCTGCCTTACTAACATTACATCATACCACATACCTATTCTCGTTTCAACTCGCATGTATTTTATCTCTCACCTTGGAAGTAAAATAGATATGAGAAAGGTGGTGATGCTATGGATACGCACGCTCGTCTCCAGCAGTTATTGCGGGAACGCGGATGGACGGAGTACAAACTTTCAAAAGAGTGCGGTTTGGCACAGTCCACTATCGGAAACATCTTCAGAAGAAATACAGTTCCTTCCGTTGCGACCCTTGAGACGATATGCAGAGGATTCGGCATCACTATGTCGCAGTTCTTCGCTGACACCGATATGGTCGAACTGACCCCGGATATGAAGGCACTGTTTGACTGTTGGGTCTGCCTTACGCCGAGCCAGAAATCCGCAGCCATCCAAATGCTCAAAGCCATGAGCCATGACAACGAATAATAGGAAGCCTTCGGGCTTCTTATTTTTTTGCCCAGAATACATACGGACTGAATTGCAATTATCGCTCAAATATGATGCTTTTGCACTATAATTAAAGGGCGCCGGCTCCGTGCTGCCGTAGCCTGTGGATTTCTTGCCACAGTTACAATTCTGCAGCGGGAGGAGGTGAACCCGTATGAAAATAACCAAGAAACAACCACTTCGACCGCGTGGGCGTAGTGATGAGAAAAGGCAGTCTACCAAAGATGCGATTCGTGAGGCGTATGCCAACGGTCCTCAGAAGGAGGTGCAGATTATACCGGCAAAAAAGGATCTGGTCACAGATGCGGAAAAGAAAAAACTCCGCGTCTGTGCCTATTGCCGTGTTAGTACCGAAGAGGACAACCAGGCAAGCAGTTATGAGTTGCAGGTGCAGAACTACACGAAAATGATTCAAGAGAATCCAGAGTGGGAATTTGCAGGCATCTTTGCGGACGAAGGCATTTCCGGCACTTCGGTTCTGCATCGTGAGCATTTTCTTGAAATGATAGAGAAATGCAAGGCCGGTGAAATCGATCTGATTATCACCAAGCAGGTCAGCCGTTTTGCCCGTAATGTCCTGGACAGTCTGAACTACATCTTTATGCTCCGCAAACTCGACCCTCCTGTGGGCGTGTACTTTGAAACGGAAAAGCTGAATACTCTGGATCGGAGCAGCGATATGGTCATCACCGTATTGAGCCTTGTAGCCCAGAGCGAATCCGAGCAGAAGTCCAACAGCCTGAAATGGTCATTCAAACGCCGCCGAGCCCAGGGATTGGGCATTTACCCCAACTGGTCTCTCCTCGGCTACAAAGGCCATGATTGGGAGATTGATGAGGACGAAGCCGATGTGGTACGAACCATCTACAGTCTTTATCTGGAGGGCTATTCCTCCACCCAGATTGCAGACTTGCTGACAAAGAGCGGCATTCTGACTGTAAAGGGTCTATCGACATGGAGTTCCGGCAGCGTCCTCGGCATTCTCCGCAACGAGAAATATTGCGGTGATGCCCTGTGTCAAAAAACAGTAACGGTAGATTTCTTTACACACAAGAGCGTCAAAAACAACGGACTGGAAACACAGTATTTCATTGAGGGTCATCACGAACCCATCATTGAAAAGAGCGACTGGCTGTTGGTACAGCAAATCCGCAAAGAACGGCGATATACCAGAAGGCAAACCAGGAAGTGCAAACCACGGATTGTGGTCAAAGGGCCACTGGCGGGCTTCATCATTGCCGACCCCAAATGGGAACCAGAAGATGTGGACAGCATTATGGAAAAGCTGTCCCTACCGACCGAAATCGTCACTTCACCTATGTTGGAGGACGAAAACTTTATGATTGAAAAGGAGTAACCTACTATGTCTATTTTGGAAAAATTCACTGTCATCGACCTCATTAAGACCCGTTCCGCTTCCGTTGCCACCATCACCGGCAATGTCCTGAAGTTCAACAATCAGACCGCTGCAGAGCTGCACTTCGCTCCGTACATCCAGGTGCTGATCAACCCGAAGGACAAGCAGTTCGCCATCCGTGGCTGCAAGGAGGATGCACCGAATGCCGTGCCTTTCTCCAAGCCGGAGGGTGAGCAGAAATACCAGATTAAGATTAGTGCCGCCGCTGTGGTGGACATGATCCGCAAGATGGCAAACTGGTCTGCCGAGGATAATTGGAATATCCCCGGCATTTATTTTGCCGAGGATGATGCTCTTGTCTATGATGTCAGTGCCGCCTACAGACCGTCTCCGAAAGGCGGATGGACGGTCAAGCGCCAGAAGGAGGAAGCAGCCGCCGCTGTCCTTGCCGGAAATCCTGTAGCGGATGATACAGAGGAGGTTGATGACTAAATAAACGATGCCGGGCTGACACCTGAAAATGTCAGTCCGGCATTTGTTGTTATACATATATCCACCTATCGCCATCCCAATATGGCTGTTCTTGATGGCGTGATTCGTGGAGTTCATCAAACAGATTGAAGGCAACCGTCCTTGCGGTATCGAAATCGGTAATTTTTCTACCGTGGTACTCCCATTGCTGTTGTCCTTTATAAATGATACCCCATCCCAGTCCAAATTTACTCTTCATAATGGTGATATAGTCGCCTTTATAACGCAGCGTGTAGTTGCCAGTTTCAGGCTTGCGATACCACTCTTGTTTCATGAAGTTTTTTCTGCGGTTAACACGGTTTTTTAGATTGCGTTCTCGATCCTGTGGGGTCACATAATCACAGAGCATTTTCGAGGCACAATCACAGCCGACCCTTATTTCTCCGTCATAATCAGGGTGCTTTAATAAGTGGACATATCGGATTTTTTCCTTGCCACACATCTCGCATTGTTCATACGGGATTGGATCACCTGGATAAACATCCTCACCCAAATCCTCCATACCGACATATTGCCAACCTTTGTGTGGAATATCAGCTTTGTCCCAACGCATCAGTCTGTCACCTCCGGCGGGTCAAAATCTTCATCCGTGCATTTGCGGATGATATGCTTTGTGCGGTCAAGCGGCAGAGGCACGTCCTCCTCTGCGAAATACTCCACCTTCACAACCTCTGCTACGGAGTGGTGGTTATCCTTGCCGACGGGTACGATTACATAATCGCCAACGGAAATGTTGTCCTCATCGGCAATGTAGTAATAACTTTTGTAGCCCTCGTCAAATTCCACGCTACAGTAGATGTAATCGGTTCTGCGGCGCTTGACCTTCTCATAGACCGCAGGATCGAGTATTTCGCCCATTCCGTAAAAACGCATAAACTGCCATACAGCGTCGGCAAAATCGCTCCAGAACTCTGGCAGAGCCTTCTTATCGTATGTTCCCTGGATAACACGCTGCGGACCCTTTTTGAAGTCCACCGTGATGGTGTAATCCTTTGTTTCAAGCGGATTGTTAATCACATCATCAGGGTTGCCTTCGATCTCACCAAACAGGTCATCCGCATCAATGTCATCGAGCAGACCCTCAATGCCGCCCTGAACATAGTATTTTCTGGACACAACGCAACCGCTGCCGATGTTCTGAATATGCTCCAAGGTCTCGCTTTTGCGGTCAAGCACCAATCTCTCGACGTAGTCCCAAGTCACATATTCAACGGTTTCAGAGATTGGCTGCCTCGGCTTGATTTTGGTGATACGGTGATAATCGATGGTGATGCGGTCAACTCTGTCCGGCTTGTTATTGCCGTCAAATACATAGAGGTCGTCCATTTCAAGTGCCTCACGCACCATATCCGACAGGTCAACGCCATCTACCTCAAAGTCCGCAATCAGTGAACCGCGGTACTTATGAACCTCACCATCGGTGTTGGTGATTTCCATCTCCCATTCACCAATGTCGGTAGCGAAAACCTCGATGTATTCGGTGCTGAAATATTGTGCGATGCTGTTCAGCACCCTGGCAGCGGTATCCTTTTCAATTTTATAAATTTTGCTTCTGGATTTTTCGTGTCCGTCAAAGCCGGAGCCAAAGTTGTATGCTGAAAACCATACGCGCCCATCAGTGTTGATGGTGATATGCTGTTCGACTTCGTCATCGGGTTCTGGGGCCGGGCCATAGCAGATGTTATTGGAAACGATGCGTACTTTTTGCGGAGTGCCTTTGAATCGCTTTAATTGAAAATCGGCCAGTTCACCCAGACGGGACAATGCTATCGTAAACCACGCACGGTTCTGCGGCTCTAAAATTTCCTCGCCGGAATATGCCCAGTGATTGAAATATCGCCATTGGGAGTAAATAGCCGAGCCGAGCAGCGGAATATCGGTGATCTGCCCGATAACGCGCTCCAGGGCCTCAAAGTCATTTGTGGCTTTACCGTACTTCTCAGAAAAGGCGTGACCGCAGTCCATTTCAAAGCCAAGTGCAGCGCAGTCATCAGCCATAAAGTGATCGACCAATTCTAAATAATTGATTTTGGGGTCCTTAAATTTCCTGTACCATTTAACAGCAAATTCGCGGACTTTCTTCATTTCCGCCACTACACAGCACCTCCTATCAGTTCATAAATGCATCGTATTCTTCGATATGGTCAATCCATTCTAATTCCTTTTCCTTTTTTGCCTTGCTGTCAAGAACAATAGCCTTTGGGTTATGTTTCAGAATTTCCGCTTTCATCTTGCGCTGTTCTGCCTTTGTGGTGGGGACGAGTTTCGTGCCACCCCACCATGTTTTTGCTACCTTTTGTGTAACATCATATATAGGCTCAGGTGCCTTCTTTTTTCTTCCAAACATAACAATCTCCCGCTATCAGCTAATACCATGCCACTATGCCTTTTTCAGGAACATCACCATTTTCCAGTACTTTTCTAATTCTATGGATGACGTGATCTGCGTAATAATACCATTCATCTCCCTCGGTTGCTGTTGGCAGTTCATCCTCTGTGAGAGGCGGTTCTCCATTTTCTCTACGCATTTCATTAATTGCATCACGCATCGAATTCAACTCATTTGCAGAGGTTCTGCATAAAAAATCTTCTTCAGCCACTCTGTCAATGGACACATCCCCATTGTTTAAATGAATGCTGATGATGCCAAAAGGAGAATCTATGTGATTTTCTGGATAATATCTGTACACAGCTTTGGTGCTGTCCTTACTATCAATAACAAATGAAACCACGCCGATTCCCTCCGTCAATCCATACTGCCACTGCCTTTATTACCGCCGAATTCGCAGCCGTGTACATGGTCACGCCCATAATACCAACGTCCATAGCGGTATCCGTAATGAGGAGGGCAGTGAGCGCAATCACCATTACAACGACCATTATGCCTATGTTTATTAGAACCACTGACCATGTCAATACCCGCAATTACGCCAAACAGTGTGGCAAAGAAACCGGAACGCTTCGGTGGCGGGGAGTAATCGTCTACATATATGTCGACTTCCTCCAACGGCCCATTCTCTTCGATTTCCTCTGGCTCTTCCTCTTCGTATTCTTCTTCACGCAAATCCTCTGGCAGTAGAAGGTGCCTTTGTTTGCAGATTTCAGCGATAACCTCATCATCAATCTCACCGTACAGATATTCCATATCCTCGGCAGTCAACCGTTCTGCGGAATTGCGTACTGCGGCTGTAGCTAATTTCTTATCATTGATACACGCGAACTCGACCAGATCAGCGCCTGAAAAAGTCAGTTTTGCTTCGACCGCCTTGCGAAGCAGACGATTTGCCGCCGGCACATTTACCTGCAGTTCAATGATGATCTCACCGACCTCATCGGCGGGGCCCAGAGAGGTCAGGGAAGACAAATTGCGCACTTGAGTGCTTTCTGCCCAATCATAGAACCTTTCATAGTACTCATCCCATGTGTATTGTCTCATCCCAATGACCTCCCTTCTGGAGTTATTCCGTGCCAGTCATCACCGGCAGATTTTTCGCCACCAACATATCGTTGCATTCGTGGATCGAACTCATATAGAGGTGGTTAAGGAAAAAATTATACATCAGATGTGCTTCGCTCTGTGCCAGTCGCAGGGTAAAGCCAGATCTGCTGATAAGCGCATTGCTTAACTCTGGTGGCAGGTTCATGCCAATACACACGGCAACCACGCAGTCAACATTCTTGGGGTATGCCGGATTGTTACGCAGGCGTTGAACCAACTTTGAGGAAATGAGGGCCTTTTCTGCCAAGGTCTCCTCGGAGATTTCGACCCACTCCATAAGGTAGACGAGAGCGGCACCGAATTGAGCGGGCAGTTCCTGGAGGACTCTCTGAATCTCCATTTCTCGTGCGAGGATAGCGTCTGCTTTTCCCATGACGTCGGCGCTGACCTCTTTTGCAAAAGTGGTCTGGAATACAATTCCGGAATCCACATCTCTAAAGAGGACGCACTCTTTGTAAAATTCTTCGCCGTATTTATTGGTTGCCTTTACCTTCAGTTTGAAGACCAGGCAGCACTCATCAATGTGCAAGCGGCCGTAATCGGTCATCTGCACGATGTTGTTTTCATCTTTGGTGACATACTTCGGGTCGTTCAAACACATATGCGAATCCACATATATGTAGGAACCCTTTTGAGATTGAGCAGAAAGGCGCATATCGCTGAAGGCGATGATTTGGGCATCGTCCGCGCTGATACAGTATGTCTGGTCTTTCTGCAAACTGCCTTTTTTGAAGGCGTGAGGCTTTACATAGTGTCCGTCAATGTAAGTAAATGCACCGATTGCTTCCTCGTAGCCCGCGTCCACCATACGCATTTTGGCAGCGTGGCGTGAGACAACGAAAAAAGTTGCAAGGGCATCAATGACAGCTTCCATTACATCCACGATGTGAGCCGCATTCAATTCTCGTTGGAATTTACGGACAAATTCAGCAGCTTTCGTCTTAAAAGAACCAATCGGCATCTGGATGCGAGGGGCCAGGGAGTTTGCTTGCCACTCCATCCAGTCGGCTGCGGTGCGGTCGGAAGATCCCTTCGATCCACCAATGACCAGGCATTTTATCTGTGTTGCATCGCGGTTATAAAGCCGCTCCAGTTCAAAGGCTTTCCTGTGCTGATCCCAATGGACGCACTCATGCACGATGGTGTTATTGACGGAACCCAGATTTCTCAAGTGAAATGCCTTGGGGTCAACAACGATGGTCTTTGCCGGAAAGTGAGCCGGTTCCATTTCTCCCGTATCTGAATTGAACACCTCGGTATCGCAGTCCTGGAAGAAAATCTGCCCGAATACAGAAAAATCCTCTGTCAGTTCCTGGGTAACGACCGAAAGACCGAGCCTGTCGGCAAGAACCGTAGGGTCAACAGGCATAGGGGTTCGCAGGGCTTCTGGATAGTGTTTCCTCAAAAATTCAGTAGCGATCTTATCGAGGTCGATCTTATAGCTGATGGGAACGAGAGAATCCGACAAAGGTTTGTTTTGCTTGTTTCTTTGATTGTACTGATCGACCCGATGAATACAGAGGTCATCCATGTTTCTGGATAGATCGGCTGTGCAGGAGAGGATGAACCACGGGAAACAGGTATCCTCATCTACGTCACGATGGCGGTGATGTTCCTTAACATAGACCTCCGCCTCAACGAGAACGTCAAATGCGATACCCATTCCGTCCCGGTCATCGATTCCTACGGATTTAATTTCAAAATCGGAGAGTTCTGCGTAATCGGCGCTGCTGACCGTGCGGGAACTCAGTTCGATATTATGGCGGTTTTGTATGACATACGATTTTATGGCATTGAAGAACTGGTCATAAAATCTGCTGCCGATATATTCCTTAAACGAACGGTCAGCCACAGAAATTCCCCTTTCTATAGTTTTGTAAGTGGTTTCATATGCAACCGCTCTAACATCCGATTGCAGTCATATACCGTTTCCTTATAGGCAAACCCCAAAATAAAATAATACACTTTGTCCTCGCGGCTATTTGTCAGTTCAAACCCTGCCAAGTGGACGAGATACATACTGTTGTACAAATCCAAACTCAACGCTACGCAAACGGCAACCACGGATTTTAGCGATGTCCGTAGGTTAGGGTTGCGCATACGCTGTATGGTCTTGGGCGCCAGACCCGTCAGTTCAGACAGTTCCTCTTCGGTGACATCGCTCTCTTTCATAAATCGAGTGAGGGCTTCCGAGAAGTTTTCACCTGGACCGTGACCGCCACCTACAATCGCAAGGATATTTTCAAGGCTAACGTCATTGACGGAATTTATTTTCTTCGCGTCTTCTAACTCGCTTTTTATTGAAGTCCGTTTAGAAGGTCGCCATGCACGATTAGCGCGGCGGTGTACACCGGGCTTGCAAGCGCGCATTCCCCAGTGCATACCTGTCCCATGAGAATACTCGATCTCGCGACGATAATGCAGACAGTAATACTCGTCCTCATCCTTGATGGTAGAGCGTAGTGCCATGTGTCCGTCTATAAAATCGATATACTTGGACGCATTTAGGACGATTTTGTCATCAACAAGCGCATATCGCCCAGAATCTACTGCCTGCCGGAACGCTTGATCCTCCACATATAGCTCAAGAACATCTGCATATCTGAATGAGGATGCATAGCGAATACGCACAACCCTTTTCATACTTCCGCCATCATCTCTGCTTTTGGTTTTCGTTTTCGCCATGCAATCATCCCCTTACATTATAGATTCAGCACCCGTATATCCATCTTTGTGTTTTCGATGTAGTGACGGTACATCATTTCCGCAGGCAGCAGACGCACCTGAATATCCTGCAGTCCCAGATTGTGTAACATAGCAAGGGATGCAGTGCCTTTTTCGATTATTTCCGTAGAAGCGGTTGGCATAAGGAAACAGTTTTTTACTGTGCTGATCTGGTGAGCCTCCACAAAAGGCTGATAGGCCAACTGGTACAAATACTGCTTGGTGATGGACTCGATACCGGGCTGACCACGCAGCTTTTTGTTATGCTCCAATTGGATGTTATAGTATTTGGCATCAAAAATGATAAACTGATAGTCCCCATCGACATTAACGATGGAAATGAGGTCTGGGATGAGCGTATCCTCGGCCTGCTTTACAAACGCTTCACCGTTCGGTGCCGTCCCAGACCACTGCGGTTTATCAATCAAATCAATGAGTTTCTTATGCCGCATATCGCGGTATTGTTCGGTCAATGGTACAGGCAGTCGCAGTCCACCGATTGGCTTCTGTAACTGGTTGTCCATTACTTCTGCACAGACTTTTTCCCATACCAGGTTGAAGCTGTTTGTGCCGAACATACTGAAGCAGTCCAGATCGTCCAGTGCGCTGCTGTTTGCTATGTAGGCATACAGCGTTTTCAGCAGAAGCTGTTTGCGGGTATTGAACTGGACATTGAGTTCTTTGACAATACGCTCCAGAACATACTCCTTGTCACCAAAGTCCTCGATATGCTCATCGGAAATATCGACACCCATAATATCGAACAGATCCAACAGGTCAGCATCTCTCAATTCCTCCGTGCAACGGGTAAGGATACACTCGTGCAAGCGCTTGAAGAAATCAAAATCGTCATTCACACGCTTCATGGTCAGCAATTCCGGGTAATACGGCCGGTTGTTGCTTAAGAGAGTGAAAGTTTCGTTGATGGTCTTATCCCAAAGGATGTCACCGGACCCATTGGATTCGATGATATCCTGTGTGTTGGTATAGGCACCATACTCGAAATAATCCTGGAGAAGAAACAGCATAACGGCCAGCATATTGAATGCGCTGCTGTCACTTGTATCGTTGTACATACGAATGATCTGTTCCTTGGAATTGTACTTTTCCAGAACCTTCAGCACCTGTTTCAGTTCTGCTTTGGGGGCCGTGGCATCGAGCAGATATTTCGGATAGCATTTCAGCACACGACCCTCAATTGTAATAACACCCACAAAAGTGAACACATACAGATATTCGTTTTCGCCGACCTCAACATCAGCGATTTCGATGTCCTCATCCAACAGATCGGTGAGGTCCTTCTGTGTGTCATTTGCTTTTACGGCCTTCAGAACGCCATATTCTTTCAGACGCTTCAGAATGCGGACAGTCTTTTCCTCGGAGCAACGAAACTCTTTAACCAGGTCTTCCTGGGTATAGCGTTTTTGTTCTCGTAAAAATACTGAAATCATTCTCCATCATCCTCTGGGACATTATCAATAAACTGGCTGCTGATTCCTTCGCAGAAAATGTAAACACCCTTGGTATCAAACTCTCTGCAAATCTTGGAATACTGGTTCTTTGCCTTTTCATCGCAGCCGCCAAACAGCGTAATGCGCTTCTGTTTTGCAGCATCATCGAACAGGTACATAATGACCTTGTTCTTAAAGATACGAGTGAAGACGGCGGGGTCGATCATTTCGCCCTCCGGCAGATTCTTCTTGGAAATGAAATACGGGCCCATCAGTTTATCCTCGTTCACCTTATAAGTGAGCAGTTCATTATTGATGGCCTTGCGGAGCGCATTCCATTCCACAACGCGGCGATAATCACCTTGACCGAGGATGACCTTTTTGCCAACGATTCCGGCTTCGCTATCATCGATGCCCAAATAGGTGAAATCCCATCTGCGCTTAAAAGCAGTATCCATCGGGAATACGCCCTGGTCAGCACTGTTCATGGTAGCCCAGATGAACATATTGTCTGGGATGCGGATTTCAGCGTAATCGTCGGGATTGCCGCCGAGTTCTCCTGCCAAGTACTTTTTGATGTCCTCGGATGCCTGGATCGGATATTCACTAACCTCGTCATCGCCTCGGTCGAGTAACTGGAATACATCACCGAACACAGCAGCGACATTGGCACGATTGATTTCCTCGATTACAAGCAGGAAAGGCTTGGGTGCATCAGTTCTGCTGTTCTGGAGGGCTTTCACATAGGTACGCATGAACGGACCGGGTACATAGGAATAAGTGATGGCGTCCTTGCCATCGCTGTCCTTGCAGGGCACCGGCTTGTATGTACCGACAAAATTAGCGTAGGAGTAGTCCGGGTGGAAGGTAACGCGCTCGTACTCGCCGCCATCTGCAAGCAGCAGATCCTTTTCGTGATTCAGCGTAAAGCTCTTACCAGTGCCAGGAGCGCCGAAGAGGATACGGTTACGAGGGAATTCACTCTGATAACCTGTGCTGAATTTAATTTCCTGCATTAGTGCAAAAATCCAATCTATTAATGGCTTTCTTGCATCCTCTCTGTCGGGTCTCCATTCGGAGGAAACAAAATATCTATTTTCGGCAATCATATACTTTTCGGAATAGTAGCGGGCATTGCCGTTAGCATCCTTGCGCTGCTCATCGTCTGGTTGGTTAGGATTCACGCACAAGAGAATGCCCTTAAGCGAGTTGTGGCGGAACAGATCTGCACATTGCTCTTTGTCCTGGAGTGTTTCAAGAGATTTATCTGTGAACAATCCGTGTGTTTTCATGAAATCAAGACATGAAAGTATAAATTCCTGGTTGTCCTTATCCATCCACTCCCGACGAAGAGCATCAAAATCAATCGTTGGCTCTGTAGCGGGAGTTGTGAGATATACCTTAGGTTCCAACTGATGGAATACAGCCACTCTGTCGGCATAATGTCTCAAAGCATCTGCGTCAATTGCTGTTACTGCATTGTTGTGGGCAGAAATATTTGAAATAAGGTTTTCTGCAAGGGCAGATTTCAAAATACGCAAAGAGCCCTTTGCTTCCTTGTCACCAGAGATATCCACGGCATCGGTATGGGACAAGACTGCTTTATACACACTTTCCAGGTTAAACACCACATCAGCTTCGTTGTCGACCAGCTTGTAGTATGCTGATTCCGAAATGATGGTCAGAAAACGAATAATATTACTTTCTTTTTCATTATCAGCATTCAGATCAAAGCCAAGCCACGAAAAAAAGACTTTTATGTAATCAGCATCATCACCACAGACAGCGTCGAGCAGATCCATATTGAGTGTAAACCATACTTTTTTGGGGAAACGAGAACCGCCCGTTCTTTCGGCACTATTAGGCCTACCATCAGAAAATCTAATTTTTGCAACTTTCCATACAAGTTCAAAAGCAACCAACAATGCTTCAAGCTGCGCTTTGAGCATCAAATTGTTGTTCACCTTATCTCGGAATTGCTCTAATGTTACCCCGTCAGAAACCTCCTGCAGTCTCTGATACAGCGCTTCTTCAATATCTGTTCGCAGTACAATTGCGTTTCCCTGCGCAGTTGCATACTCTAACTCAGACGGACGCCCCATTTCACGCCACATAAGAAAGAGCAATGCTAATGTCGGCTTAACGGATGGCAGAGAGGATTTGATTCCTAATTTCAAGTCTATTTGGTCATATACAGGAGCAGATTCTGGTCTGATCATAATTCATTGTCCTCCATATCTTTTTTTATCACTGTTGCAATGGCGTTTGCCAGACGCGGTGGAACGGCGTTTCCAACCTGTTTCATTTGGGAACTCTTTGTCCCAGTGAAAATAAAACTATCTGGGAATGACTGAATACGTGCTGCCTCTCGCACGGTAATGGCACGATCCAAATAAGGGTGCGTGAAACGCCCAGAGGATGGCGTATCGAATCTGGTCGTGATAGTAACAGAAATATCGTCTTTTATCATTCGGGACCAGGTACCACTATAAATGGATTTTGTCAAATGTTCGTCCGGCAAAACTTCCTTTCCGCAGTTCGGCGGAATAAGCGCCAGTCGTTCTAATGCCAATTTTGAATGCTTGGTAGCGACGTGATTATGAAGCACACACATATTTCCACGCAGAGATTTTGCATAATCGCTGGCCGGAAGGTCAGCATATTGCTGTTCTTCTTGACCCTCGCCTGATTTAAGATAAGCCAAATCACCGATTGCATCCCAAATTGTTACTCGTTGTTCTGTTTTTATCGGTAACGCAGGTGCTTTACCGTCTCTTTTACCGATAATCACTGCACGCCTTCTGTTTTGCGGTACACCATAGTCTGCTGCGTTAAGGACACCAGTGTTCAGGCTGTACCCCATTCCATTGAAAAGGTCAATAATCTCCTTCTGAAAGTATCCATTCTCGGCTGTCAGCAAATTCGGAACGTTTTCCATTACAAAATATCTGGGTCGAACAAGATCTACGACTTTGACATAATACTTGAATAAGAAGTTACGCTCATCGTGAATTGTTTTGCGCTGTCCTTTTTGGGAGAACCCTTGGCATGGGGGACCACCAATAATTACATCGATTTTTCCTGCAAATGTACCGAAGGTATTTTCGAGATCTAACGCAGTGATATCACCGACCACCATTTTAGTTTCATGGTGGTTTTGTCGGTATGCAGTTGCAATTTCGTTGTCATACTCATTTGCCAGTACAACATGAAAACCGGCTTGCTCAAAGCCAAGTGACAAACCACCAACACCCGCAAAGAGGTCAATGACTGTAGGTTTCATTCAGTTCGACCTCCTTCGATGCGTTTCTTTGCCATATCAAAGTAATTCTCATCCAGTTCAATTCCAATAAAATTGCGACTGGCTCGTTTTGCTACGACTCCGGATGTACCGCTTCCCATGAAAGGATCGAGAACCCAATCGTCTGTGTTGGACAAAACTTCAACAAAATGACTCATGAGCACCTCTGGCTTTTGCGTAGGGTGTTTACCATATTTGCGCTCACTGGCAGGGGTTACTGCGGTTTCAATAAAATCGTGCAGAACTGCACCATTGTTGTTAAAGGTACCGGTGCGTGTTTTGTATGTGAAATAAATCCATGTTTCCGTTGAGTTTACAAAATGCAAATTCATATTACGGGGCATAGGATTCAGTTTGTGCCAGATTCCGGTGGTCTTATAGTAAAATCCGTGCTTTTCAGCCAAACTGATGGTGGTTTCGACTTTGATGGCTGCCATAAAGACAATCATAGACCCGCCCTTTTTCATAACTCGCGCAGCTTGCGCAAAGAAACCGTCCATAGCATTTGCCCACTCATCATATTCGAGGTTATCCCAACCCGCAGCCCCAAAGAAATTATCACGCATTTTTTTGAGGTTGGTATCTCTGCTTATCATAAAGTTGCCGAGATTATACGGCGGATCAGTAAGAATCAAGTTAATAGAGTGATCTGCAATTTCGGTCATAGCCTGTATGCAATCACTGTTATAAAGTATCACTTCAGACATATCATTGTTCCTTCCTGGTGAGTTATTATTCCATCGCGCTCTTACCGCTTTTTACCCATTCTTCCAGTTCGGAGCGTTTGAACTTCCACTGTTTGCCAATTTTGTGGGCGGGTACATTTTTATCCTTTATCCATTTACGCAATGTAACAGGCTTGATGTTAAGAAACAACGCTGCATCTTCAATACTGATATAGTTCTCATTAATTAAATTAGACATATTTGCACACCTCATCTTCGTATGTTTGCGCAGTTTCGCTTTTATATTATACCAGATATTTGTGTCTTTTTCAAGTTGTTTGGGCATCTTTCTTGCTTTTTCCGCTATTTCGTGATATTTGCGATACCGAAGGGTGTGCTTCAAGCCACTCTAATTCTACTGCAAACACAGTCCGATAAAACGGACACAACCGTGTGCCACAAAAAATTCAAAAATAATTTTTCTCTGGGTGGACATACCATGTCCGGCAAAACGAGGCGAATTTGACCCTCGCAGCATCATTGCGCCCTCTCCAATGAGCTATAGCGCTCGTCTGGAGAGGGCTTTTTGTGTTTTTACCCCTAAATTCAGCGGACGCGCCGTGTCCGGGTCAAATGGTGTCCTTTCTTCTATAATTAAAGCACAGTCAGACGGAACCCCCGTAGGCTGAACAATTCAATTATTCAAAGCCTGATTTGCAATAAGGGCCGAGGATACAAATATTGTCTTCCCACTGCATCATTGGTGGGTCGCAATATCGGTACCCTGTTCTTGTTGCGCCCATATTAGGCTCCAAGGGTCTGTGTATCGAATTGCACAGACCTTTTTGTGTCCTTCCGCCCTCCGCTGACCAGGCGGAAAGGACAAACTATGAAAACCAATGAAAATCAGAAGTCAACCCGTGGGTACAAGGTCTACATCCATCGTCTCAAGACCTGGGTGGAAGTGACCGAAGAGCAGTATTACGCATATTACCGTGATATTTGGGCTACACGCAAACGTGCCCAGGCACACGGTCAGTGTATGTGTCCCAAGTCCAAGACCTGGATGTGCGATGGCGACTGTCTCGCCTGTGAGTTCCGAGCTGCCGGAGATAACCTCTCTCTGGATTACACCGTTGAGGATGGCGAGGGCAACCAGAAAAGTTGGGCAGATGACCTGCCGGACGATACCCCCAACGCACAGTCCATCATGGAGGATCGTGAACTGCTCTGTGCCCTGTATCAGAAGTTGCAGGAACTCGACCCCGAAGGTCGCCGTATCTGCGAACTGATTATGGAAGGAAAATCCGAAAGAGACATTGCTTCGACTCTGGGCATTTCCCGCAACACCTATACTTACCGCAGAGACAAACTGCTCCGCGTTCTCCGTGAACAGCTTGGTATGTACATCTGAAATTCCCGCCCTTCAGTCACTCGGCTGAAGGGCAAAAACTTTTTTTACAGATTTTTCGGCCAAACGCGCATCTCACCTCCAGTGGGTAGTGGAAAGAGCAAAACACACACCGCTCCTTCCAAGGAGGTGAACAGAATGTACAAAGCCCAGAAGAAACACGGCACCGGCACCGACCAGGAACTTATCGAAGTTCTCACGGCCATCAGCGTGGTGTCAAAGCGACTGGCTATGAAGCTGGCGCTGATTCAAAGTCAATCTACGGAAGGAGGAAAACAGAATGAGCAAAATGAGCGATATGGCTGCGACCATCGAAGAACTGCGCACTGCTGCTGCCGCTATTAACGATGCCGCCAACTGGCTTGCAGAGATGTTCAGCGGTGCCGGAGATGCAGAACCGACTGCTCCCGCCGAACCTGCACTGACTTTGGAACAGGTCAGAGCCGTTCTCGCAGATAAGTCCCGCCAGGGTCATACCGCAGAGATCCGCTCCCTTCTCCAGAAGTATGGTGCCGCCAAGCTGTCCCAGATCGACCCCGCCCACTACAAGGCACTGCTTGCCGATGCGGAGGTGCTGACTAATGGCCAATAAACACGCTGTTCTGTCAGCATCCTCTTCCGAACGGTGGCTCAACTGTCCGCCTTCCGCTCGGCTCTGCGAGAACTACGAGGATAAAGGCAGTGACTATGCCGCCGAGGGCACCGATGCCCACACCCTCTGCGAGTTCCGTCTGAAGCAGGCTCTGGGGATGCCCACGGAAGACCCCATCGAAAATCTCTCCTGGTACAACGAGGAAATGGAGGAATGCGCTGCTGGATATGCCGCCTATGTGGTGGAACTCCTGGAAACGGCAAAGCAGACCTGCACTGATCCTGTGGTCATGATTGAACAGCGGGTGAACTTCTCCCGTTGGGTTCAGGACGGCTTTGGCACTGCCGACTGCATCGTTATCGCTGACGGTGTGATGAACATCTGCGATTACAAACATGGCAAGGGCGTCGAGGTCAGCGCCGTGGCAAATCCCCAAATGATGCTGTATGCCCTGGGTGCCTTGGAAATCTTCGATGACATCTACGACATCGATACCGTCCGCATGACCATCTTCCAACCCCGCAAGTCCAATATCAGCGTGTACGAAATGGAAAAAGCCGATCTGCTTCAATGGGCAGACACAGAACTCACCCAGAAAGCGAAACTGGCCTATGAGGGTCAAGGCGACTTCCACTGCGGCGAGTGGTGCCGCTTCTGCAAGGCAAAGGCTGAATGCAGAGAACGCGCCGAAGCGAACATGGCTCTTGCCCGGTACGACTTCCAGACTCCTGCGCTCCTCGATGATGAGGAAATTGCAGATATCCTCGGTAAGGTCGATGCTCTGACCGCCTGGGCATCCGATGTAAAGGAATACGCCCTTCAGCAGGCTATCAGCGGAAAGGAATGGACCGGGTGGAAACTGGTCGAAGGCCGTTCCAACCGCAAGTACACCAGTGAAGCCGTTGTTGCCGCCACCGTGGAGAATGCAGGCTATGACCCGTATGAGCGAAAGGTTCTCGGTGTCACCGCTATGCAGAAACTGCTGGGCAAGACCCGCTTTGAGGAACTTCTCGCTCCCTATATTGAAAAACCGCAAGGTAAACCGACGCTCGTGCCGGAGAGCGACAAACGTCCGGCAATGAACACAGCCAAAAATGATTTTATGGAGGAATTTTAATATGTCTAACAACGCAAACAGAGTCAACAACCCTATGAAGGTCATCACCGGTCCCGATACCCGTTGGTCTTATGCCAATGTCTGGGAACCCAAGTCCATTAACGGCGGCACTCCCAAGTACAGTGTCAGCCTCATCATCCCCAAGTCCGATACCAAGACGGTCGCAAAGATCAAGGCGGCAATCGAAGCTGCCTACCAGGAGGGCCAGTCCAAGTTGAAGGGCAACAGCAAGAGCGTACCTCCTCTGGCTGCTATCAAGACCCCTCTGCGCGACGGCGATATCGAGAGACCCGATGATCCCGCCTATGCCAACGCTTACTTCATCAACGCCAATTCTGCTACTGCACCTGGCATCGTGGATGCTGACCGCAATCCTGTGCTGACCCGCTCCGAGGTCTACTCCGGCGTGTATGGCCGTGCAAGCATCAATCTGTATGCCTTCAACTCCAACGGCAACAAGGGTATCGCCTGCGGTCTGAATAACCTGCAGCTTATCCGTGCCGGTGAACCCCTGGGTGGTAAGGCAAGCGCCGAGTCCGATTTCGCAACCGATGCGGATGATGACTTCCTGGCTTAATGGAGGTGCGACCATGACTGAATTTCAGGAACTGATGCTTTACACCTGCTTCGGAGCCATGACTGGCGTGTTTATCGCTGAAATCATCGTCATCATCGCATCTGCGGTGAGTTGGGTGAAGGACAAGATCCGTAAGCGCAAGGAAGCCAAGAAAACCAAGGAATCCGCCACAAAGGTGGACTAACGCACCAACGGGGCGGCGGGGAGCATTCTCTGCCGCCCTTATTTCCGTTGAAAGGACAATGATATGAAAACTCTCTCAATCGATATCGAGACCTACAGCGATCAGCCCCTTGCAAAAACTGGCGTGTACCGCTATGTAGAGTCCTCATATTTTGAAATACTGCTGTTTTCCTACAGCGTGGACGGCGGTCCCGTGCGACTGGTCGACCTTGCCTGCGGAGAACAGATCCCCACCGACATTGTTGCCGCTCTGGAGGACGATTCCGTAACCAAGTGGGCCTTCAACGCCAACTTTGAACGCATCTGCTTGTCTCGGCATCTGGGCTATCCCACAGGCGACTACCTTGAGCCGGATTCCTGGAAATGTTCAATGGTGTGGGCTGCAACGATGGGGCTGCCACTTTCTCTGGAAGGCGTCGGTTCGGTGCTTGGCCTGGAAAAGCAGAAATTGACCGAGGGAAAAGACCTCATCAAATATTTCTGTCAGCCCTGTGCGCCTACCAAGTCCAACGGACAGCGTACTCGCAACCTTCCTGCTCATGCCCCGGATAAGTGGTTGGCTTTCAAGAAATACAACATCCGCGATGTGGAAACCGAGATGTCCATCCAGGCTCGGCTTGCCAAATATCCCGTGCCGGACAGCGTGTGGGATGAATACCACATCGACCAGGAAATCAATGACCGTGGTGTTGCCCTGGATATGGAACTGGTGCAACAGGCTATCCAGATGGATGGCAGATCCCGCTCCGAACTGACCCAGGCAATGAAAGATTTGACTGCTCTGGAGAATCCCAACTCTGTGCAGCAGATGAAGCAGTGGCTTTCGGACAACGGTATGGAAACCGATACCCTTGGCAAAAAGGCTGTGGCGGAAATGCTGAAGACCGCACCGCCAGAGTTACAGAAAGTTCTGACCCTCCGTCAGCAGCTTGCCAAATCCTCGGTGAAAAAGTACCAGGCAATGGAGATCGCTGTCTGTGCCGATGGCCGTGCCAGAGGTATGTTCCAGTTCTATGGTGCCAACCGCACGGGAAGATGGGCAGGACGCATCATTCAGATGCAGAATCTGCCCCAGAACCACTTGGAGGATTTAGCCGAAGCCCGTGGCCTTGTCCGCTGCGGTGCTTTCGATGCTCTGGAAATGCTCTATGAAGATGTGCCGGATACCTTGTCGCAGCTTATCCGTACTGCGTTCATCCCCCAGGGTGACCGCAAGCTGATCGTGGCGGACTTTTCTGCCATCGAAGCCCGTGTTATTGCGTGGCTTGCCAGAGAGGAATGGCGTCAGAGGGTCTTTGCCGAAGGCAAGGACATCTACTGTGCCTCTGCCAGTCAGATGTTCGGCGTTCCCGTGGAAAAGCACGGCATCAACGGACACCTTCGGCAAAAAGGCAAAATCGCAGAATTGGCTCTCGGTTACGGTGGATCTGTCGGTGCGCTGAAAGCTATGGGTGCTTTGGAGATGGGGCTTTCCGAAGAGGAACTGCCACCTCTGGTGGATGCGTGGCGGCAGGCCAATCCCAATATTACAAAGCTGTGGTGGGATGTTGACCGTGCGGCAATGGAGGCTGTCCGCTACAAGCACACCAACGAAACCCGCGGTATTGAGTTCTCCTGCAGGAGCGGGATGCTTTTCATCACGCTTCCTTCCGGCAGACAGCTTTCCTATGTGAAGCCCAAGGTCGGCACAAATAAGTTCGGCGGTGACTGTATCACCTACGAGGGTGTCGGCAGTACCAAAAAGTGGGAACGGCTCGACAGCTACGGTCCCAAGTTCGTGGAAAACATCGTCCAGGCCACGGCAAGAGATATCCTCTGCTATGCAATGCAGACCCTCCGCTGCTGTTCCATTGTGATGCACATCCACGATGAAGTGGTCATCGAAGCGGATCGGCGGATGTCCTTGCAGGCAGTCTGCGATCAGATGGGCAGAACCCCACCCTGGGCAGAGGGGCTGCAGCTTCGTGCCGATGGCTATGAAACCGATTTTTATAAAAAAGACTGATTATTTTTCGGCCAAGATGGGCTTTCACCTCCAGTGGGTAGTAGAGATGGCGGTGAAGCCCATCGTGAAAGGAGTCCTGTATGAGTGTAGATAAATTCAACAGCGAGGGTTATTACGACCCTACCGCATACGAAGCCATGTCCACTGTAGAAAAAGAGGAACGGGCGCTTCGTGCCTTTCGGCCTATCGTGTACATCTGCTCTCCCTATGCCGGAGAGATCGAGAAGAACGTCAAGGCCGCCCAGGAATACAGCCGCTTTGCGGTGGAAAAGGGCTACATCCCCATAGCACCGCATCTGCTGTTTCCGCAATTTCTGAATGATGCCAACCCCAAGGAACGGCAGCTTGGTTTGTTCTTCGGCAACGCCCTCATGAGCAAATGCTCTGAGGTCTGGGTGTTTGGCAGCCGTATCTCTGCCGGAATGGAAGCAGAGATCAACCGTGCCAAGTGGAAAAATTACCGCTTGCGTTATTTTACTGAAACCTGCGAGGAGGTACACCATGTTTGCAATAACTGAAGGAACCAGAAGAGTGTATGGTAAGGAAATCACTACCTACACCAGAGAAATTTACAGTGCCAATGTCCTGGAAGTCGAAGCCGGCACCAACGGATTCCAAGGGGGCGACAGCGGTCACGGTAGCCGCACCTACATCCGCATCGAGGATATGGGTTCTACCGATATTCGCATCAACCCTCTGGGACGCGATGGTGATGAGGGCTTTGAACTTTTCCTCGGCGGTGACTGCGAACTTGAGACCATGATCCGTGCGTTCAAGTTTATCACAAAAGCCCTGGAGGACGGTGCCAAGGAGGTGCATGACTGATGTTCACTCTGTATAGTGCGGATTTCATCAATGCTCCAAGTAACTGCTCCTACCCCCACAAGTTCGAGGTGACCGACTCCGCTAACTTTGCGGATGCGGTCAGCCGCGACTATGTCTGCGCCGAGTACATGAACAATTATCGCAACGGCGATAACTTCCTCGGCTCGGACTGCTTGCCCGTGGACTGCGACAATGACCACTCCGAGAACCCTGCCGATTGGGTCACTCCGGCTGATGTCCAGGCTGCTTTTCCCGGCATTACCTTTGCCGTTCACTACAGCCGCTTTCATATGCGTGAGAAGAACGGCAAACCCGCTCGTCCCAAGTTCCATGTGCTGTTTCCCATTGAATACATGACGGATGCTGCCTCCTACAGCGAAATGAAGAAACTGGTCAACACCATTTTTCCGTATTTCGATACCAAAGCCCTGGATGCTGCCCGTTTCTTTTTCGGAACGGCGAACCCAGAGGTCGAACTGTACCCTGGTGATATGACCTTAAGTGAGTATCTGTCCGCAGAGGATTTTGACACGGATATGCCCGGTGGTTCTCACGGTGGCACACAGGTCATTCCCGAAGGAAGCCGTAATGCTACCATGTCCCGCTTTGCCGGTCGCGTCATCAAAAAGTACGGTGACAATAATACCGCTTTCCAGTGCTTTATGGAAGAAGCAGAAAAATGCACCCCTCCTCTGGAACAACAGGAACTGATGACCATCTGGCACTCCGCCCAGAAGTTCTATGCCAAGGTTCAGCAGCAGGACGGATATGTTCCGCCCGAATTATACAACGATGATACGTCCTATAAACCGGACGATTTCTCCGATGTCGGACAGGCAGAAGTTTTGGCAAAGCACTTCTCTGGGGAATTGCGTTATTCTCCGGCAACCCACTACATCCGCTACAACGGCCGGTACTGGCAGGAAACCGAACCCGGTGCGCAGGCTGTTGCCCACGAACTGACCCGCCGCCAGTTAAATGAAGCGTCTGCGGATATGCTTGCCGCCCTCGCCACCCTTAAGGCTTGCGGCGCACAGGACATTCTGGACAACAACAGCAAGACCAAGGCCGAGGGCATGATGAGCGAGGAGCAGATGGAAGCCTATAAAGCCTTCCTCGCTGCAAAGGCATATCAGTCCTATGTCATTCAGCGCCGTGCTTCCAAGAACATCACCGCAACGCTGAAAGAGTCCCGCCCCATGCTCGAAATCACTCCGCAGGATCTGGACGCCAACCCTTACTTGCTCTGTACCCCGGATGCCACCTATGACCTTCGCCTTGGTATGGCAGGTGCAAGGGAGCATTCGCCGGAGGACTTCATCACCAAGACTACCACTGTTTCTCCCGGCGACCGTGGTAAACAGATCTGGCTCGACTGTCTGAACACCATTTTCTGCGGTGACCAGGAACTCATCGACTATGTGCAGATGATCTGCGGTCTCGCCGCTGTTGGCAAGGTCGAGGTCGAAGCCCTCATTATCGCATACGGCTGTGGTCGCAATGGTAAGTCCACCTTCTGGAACTCCGTATCCCGTGTCCTGGGTCTGTACAGCGGTAATATCTCCGCTGATACGCTGACCTTCGGATGCCGCCGCAATGTGAAGCCGGAGATGGCCGAGGTCAAGGGCAAGCGCCTGCTCATTGCCGCCGAGATGCAGGAAGGCGCTCGGCTGAACGATTCCACCGTCAAGCAACTCTGCTCCGTGGATGACATTTTTGCGGAAAAGAAGTACAAGGACCCCTTCAGCTTCTCTCCGAGCCACAGCCTGGTGCTGTATACCAACCATCTCCCCAGAGTCAGTGCTTCCGATGACGGCACCTGGCGCCGCCTTATCGTTATCCCGTTCAATGCCAAGATTGAGGGCAAAAGCGACATCAAAAATTACGGTGACTACCTGTATCAGAACGCTGCCGAGAGCATTCTTGCCTGGATTATCGAGGGTGCCAAGAAGGTCATTGACCTGGGCTACAAATTTCCCGTTCCCGCTATCGTGCAGAAAGCCATTGATGACTACCGCAGCCAGAATGACTGGTTCGGTAACTTCCTGGCTGAAAAGTGCGAGGTTGGTGACGGTCTGAAGGAAAGTTCCAGTACCCTTTACCAGGCATACCGCAACTACTGCCTTGATTGCAATGAGTATGTGCGTAACACCGCAGATTTCTACCTTGCCTTGGAGAATGCGGGTTTTGAGCGTTTGGTGCTGAACCGCAAGCGTTATTTTAAGGGTCTGAAGCTGAAAACGGATGACGGTGACTTTGAGGATTTTCTGAATTAACCGGGACTATGACAAGGTGTATCAAGGTCTATTACAAAAAGTCTCTTAAGAGAAAATTTCAAGAAAAAACCATAAGAAAGAGTTTAGTAAATGACATTGATACACCTTGCACATAGCCAGAAAAACGAATGGAGAAAGCATTATGAGAGAAAAAGCAATCGAGCAAAAATTAACGCTGATGGTAAAAAAGCAGGGCGGCATCTGTCCGAAGTTCGTTTCTCCTGGATTTGATGGGATGCCGGACAGAATCGTTCTTTTGCCCGGTGGCTGTATGGCTTTTGTGGAAGTAAAGGCCCCAGGGAAAAAGCCACGGGCTTTGCAAACCTCACGCCACACGCTTTTGCGTAGGTTGGGGTTTCGGGTCTATGTCCTGGATAACGAAGAGCAGATCGGAGGGATTCTTGATGAGATACGCACCGCATGACTACCAAGCCTATGCCATCGACTACATCGAGACCCATCCCGTTGCCACCGTCTTTCTGGACATGGGTCTTGGCAAAACAAGTATCACCCTCACAGCTATCAGCAACCTTCTGTTTGACAGCTTTGAGGTTCATCGGGTTCTGATAATTGCACCGCTGCGTGTGGCACGGGATACATGGACGGCGGAAGTCGATAAGTGGGATCACCTTCAGAACCTCATCTGCTCCGTGGCTGTAGGCACTGAAGCACAGCGCCGTGCGGCATTTATGAGACCCGCTGACATTTACATCATCAACCGAGAAAATGTCCAGTGGCTTGTTGAGGAAAGCGGCATCCCGTTCACCTTCGATATGATCGTGATTGACGAACTGTCATCCTTCAAGAACCACAACACAAAGCGGTTCAAGTCGATGCTGAAGGTCAGACCCAAGGTCAACCGCATTGTTGGACTGACCGGCACTCCCGCTTCCAACGGACTGATGGATCTGTGGGCAGAGTTCCGCATCCTGGACATGGGTCAACGCCTGGGCAGGTTCATCACCAAATACCGCACCGACTATTTCATGCCGGATAAACGCAACGGACAGATCATCTACACCTACAAACCGCTGCCGTATGCAGAGGATGCCATCTACAGGCAGATTTCCGACATCACCATTTCCATGAAATCCACCGACCACCTGCAGATGCCGGAACTGATAAACAGCGAATACACGGTTCAGCTTTCCGAGGATGAGCAGAAACATTACGCAGAACTGAAGCAGGAACTGGTGCTGACTCTGGAGGATGGTGAAATCACAGCCGCCAACGCAGCGTCCCTCTCTGGCAAGCTGTCGCAGATGGCAAACGGTGCGATTTATGATGATAACGGTGAGGTTATCCAAATCCATGACCGCAAGTTGGATGCTTTGGAGGATATCATCGAAGCAGCAAACGGCAAGCCTATTCTGGTGGCCTACTGGTTCAAGCATGACCTTACCCGCATATCCGAGCGGCTGAAAAAACTGCATATCCCGTTTTCCCGACTGGATGACTCCGACAGTATCCGCAGATGGAATAACGGTGAAATCCCGGTGGCACTGATCCACCCTGCATCGGCAGGACACGGACTCAATCTCCAATCCGGCGGTTCCACGCTTGTGTGGTTTGGGCTGACTTGGAGTTTGGAACTGTATCAGCAGACTGTAGCCCGTCTGTGGCGGCAGGGTCAGATCTCCGAAACCGTGGTGGTTCAGCACATCGTCACAAAGGGCACCATTGACAACCGCATCATGAAAGCCCTCTCCCAGAAGGAGCATACCCAGACGGCACTGATCGATGCCGTAAAAGCGGACTTGAAAATCTGAGTCAATCTATGAAAATCCGTGCCAATCCGAGGATTACAACATTTCGGAGGTACGAATATGAATATTATCTGGCACTATTTGGACAAACGCGGTGCTGCCATCAATGCACTGAAGGATTACAGCAGTATGCAGTACATCATTGACCACACCGATGAGGAAATCGATACCGTCCATGACAGAATGTCCTCTGTTGGCAGTCCCGTCCTCTCGGATATGCCGAAAGGCCCCCATAATCCGCAGGCAAACGAAAACCGCATCATCGCAGCCATTGATGAAATCGATGTGCTGAAGGAGCGGTACAGACAGGCTGTTGAGTACATGGACTGGTTCAAACCGGCGTGGATGGCACTGTCCGAGGATGAACGCTATGTCCTGCAGACCTTCTACTGGAACGAGGACGAGCGTCAGACCGATGCCGTCTATGACATCTGCGACCATTTCAACATTGAGCGGTCTTCCGCATACAACAAAAAGAACCGTGCGGTTCAGCATCTGGCCTTGCTTCTGTATGGCAAGTGATGAGTAATATCGTGGACGCTTTTTCCATTACGGCGTTGTATAATAGTATCATGAAAGACTGCACAGAGAGCCTCATGGGAACAATCCCGTGGGGCTTTTTGTATGCCCCAAGGAGGTTAAACGATGCCGAAGAAACCGAAGCGTCCGTGTTCTTTCCCCGGCTGTCCCAAGCTAACTGACGGCAGGTTCTGTGAGGAACACGCAAAGGCAGAAGCCAAACGCTACGAGAAGTACGACAGAGACCCTGCTGTACGCCGTAGATACGGACGGGCTTGGAAGCGTATCCGTGACAGTTATGTGCAGCAGCATCCTTTGTGTGAGGTGTGCCAGAAGGAAGGCAGACTGGTTGCGACCGAGGAAGTCCACCACAAGGTGCCCTTGTCCGAGGGCGGCACTCACGCAAGAGATAATTTGATTGCCCTTTGCAAGTCCTGCCATGCCAGAATCCACGCCGAGCGTGGTGATCGTTGGCACAATTCATGACCCGGTAGGGGCGGTCAAATCTCCGGGACCTTTATCCCGTGCAACGGGCCTGGGGGTCCGTGTGGAAAATCGCATAAGTTTTCGGGGGAATAGACCCCGGCATGAAGGAGGTGTGAAAATATGGGTCAGAGAGGACCAAAACCCGGCTCCGGCGGCAGACCGAAAAAGCCGATTGCGGACAAGATTGCGGATGGCAACCCTGGAAAAAGACCGTTGACTGTAATTGATTTCAAAGACAGCGCGGCTGATCTGGAGGGGCAGCCAATGCCCAAGCCCTCCGAGTTCCTTTCCGCAAAACAGAAAGACGGCTCTACACTCTGTGCTGCCGAGATTTATGAAAATGTATGGAGATGGCTGTCCGACCGTGGATGCGCCGCCATCATTTCTCCGCAGCTCATTGAACGCTTCGCTATGGCAAGCGCCAGATGGATTCAGTGTGAGTCCCTCACCAGTGAGTTGGGCTTTCTGGCAAAGCACCCTACCACGGGTGCAGCGATCCAGTCACCCTATGTGGCCATCGCAAACACATACATGACCCAGGCAAACCGCCTGTGGTCGGAAATTTACCAGATCGTCCGTGAGAACTGCACCGGCGAATATAACGGTGCAAATCCCCAGGATGATGTAATGGAACGATTGCTTCGAGCAAGGAAAGGAAACGGTTGATTATGTTTGAAAAAGTAAATCCGGCACATCCCGATAAGATTGCCGACCGCATTGCCGGGGCGCTCGTCGACCTGGCATATAAATCCGAGAGAAACCCGCGCATCGCAGTGGAGGTTCTCATCGGTCACGGAACCTGCCATATCATCGCAGAGACTTCCGTGCAGCTTTCTATTGATGATGTGACTGCCGCCGTTCACCGCATCGCAGGCTTCCTCAATGTTGATTACTCCGAAGTTCCCCAGGATGTCCACCTTTCCCGAAATCAGAGTGGTGCTATCCGCTGCGGTGACAACGGCATCTTCAAGGGTGTGCCTGTGACTGCCGAGCAGAAGGAACTGGTGCGCGTTGCCACTGACATCTACAATGCCTACCCCTTTGATGGCAAGTACATCATCGACAACGGCAGGGTCATCATCTGCCAGAGCAACGCCAATGCTGACCATCTCCGTGAAATCTATCCCGTCGCAGAAATCAATCCGCTCGGTGACTGGACTGGTGGCACGGATGTGGATACTGGTGCTACTAACCGCAAGTTGGGCAGCGATATGGCTGATTCCGTAACTGGCGGTGGTCTCCACGGCAAAGATCTCTCCAAGGCTGATGTCAGCGTGAACATTTACGCTTGGCTCAAGGCCCAGGAGACCGGCAAGCCTGTTCAGTTCTGCTGCGCCATCGGTGATGAGGCTGTCGGTGGCATTCCCTACGAGGAAATCGTGGAAACGGCAAGAGCCTACATCAAGTCCGTTGGTGGCTTTGAGGCATTTGCCGAGTGGGGTCTTGTATGATTATTGAGAAAAAGAACACGGCAGACCTTCTGCCTGCCGACTACAACCCTCGCAAAGACCTTAAGCCCGGAGATGCGGAATATGAAAAACTGAAACGCTCCATTGAGCAGTTCGGCTATGTGGAACCCGTCATTTGGAATCAGACCACCGGCCGTGTGGTTGGCGGTCATCAGCGTCTGAAGGTGCTGATGGATATGGGCATGACCGAAGTAGACTGCGTTGTGGTGGCAATGGATGAGGAAAAGGAAAAAGCCCTCAATATTGCTCTCAATAAAATCAGCGGCGATTGGGACAAGGACAAGTTGGCTCTGCTCATTGCAGATTTGCAGGGTGCTGACTTCGATGTGTCCCTTACTGGTTTTGAACCTGCCGAGATCGATGCTCTGTTTAAGGACACCCTCAAGGACGGCGTCAAAGATGATGATTTCGATGTAGGCGCAGAACTGGCACAGCCCACCATGACCAAGCCCGGTGACGTCTGGACGCTCGGTCGCCACCGTCTGATCTGCGGTGACAGCACCAAGGCCGAAACCTATGACCTTCTGATGGGTGGCACCAAAGCCAACCTGGTCATCACCGACCCTCCGTACAATGTCAACTACGAAGGCAGCGCAGGCAAAATCAAAAATGACAACATGGCTGACGAAGCCTTTTATAACTTCCTTCTGGATGCGTACACGCAGATGCACTCCGCGATGGCGGACGATGCTTCCATCTATGTGTTCCACGCAGATACCGAGGGACTGAACTTCCGCAGGGCATTTGCCGATGCGGGTTTTTATTTGTCCGGCTGTTGCATCTGGAAAAAGCAGTCCCTTGTGCTGGGACGCTCTCCTTACCAGTGGCAGCACGAACCCTGTCTGTACGGATGGAAGAAAAACGGCAAGCATCAGTGGTACACCGGCAGGAAGGAAACCACCATCTGGGAATTTGATAAGCCCAAGAAGAATGGCGACCATCCTACCATGAAACCGATCCCGCTCCTGGCATATCCCATTATGAATTCTTCCATGAGCAACAGCGTGGTGCTTGACCCCTTCGGCGGTTCCGGCTCTACGCTTATTGCCTGTGAGCAGACCGACCGAATCTGCTACACCGTGGAACTGGACGAAAAGTTCTGCGATGTAATCGTGAAGCGGTATATCGAGCAGGTCGGCGGCGCAGACAGTGTTACCGTGCAGCGTGATGGTCTGACCTACAAATACTCCGAAGTGGAGGTACAACATGAATAATTTGACCCTGGGCAGTCTCTTTGACGGTTCCGGTGGTTTTCCGTTGGGCGGCTTGATTTCCGGCATCACACCTGTGTGGGCTTCGGAGATCGAGCCGTTTCCCATTCGGGTCACGACCAAGCGCCTGCCCTTTATGAAGCATTACGGTGACATCTCCCAGATGGATGGCGGGAAGATCGAACCCGTGGACATTATCACCTTCGGCTCACCTTGCACGGATATGTCTGTTGCCGGTCGCAGAGCCGGACTGGAAGGACAGCAGTCCGTGCTGTTCTACCAAGCCATCCGCATCATTAAGGAAATGAGGTGTGCCACCAATGGCAAATATCCAAGATACATCGTGTGGGAGAATGTCCCCGGCGCCTTCTCCTCAAACGGCGGTGAAGACTTCAAGGCAGTCCTCGAAGCGGTCATCGGCGTCGCAGAGCCGAACACCCAGGTGCCTATGCCTGAGAAAAACCGATGGCCCTATGCCGACTGCTACATGGGAGACGGATGGAGCGTTGCTTACAGAGTTCTTGACGCTCAATTCTGGGGAGTTCCCCAACGAAGAAAACGCATCTACCTTGTCGCAGATTTTGCAGGTGGGCGTGCCTTCGACATACTTTTTAAGTCCGAAGGCCTGTCAGGGTATTCTGCGGAGGGCTTCCGCTCGTGGCAAAGAACTGCCGGAAGTACTGCGGATCGCACTGGAACAGCAAGCCTCTGCTTAAATGACCAGGGCGGTCAGCGTATGGATGTGACGGATGATGTAACCGCCACGCTCCGTGCTGAAGCCCACCACCCTCCGTGCGTTCTGGAATCCGCGGGGTTCTGCACGGAGCATTCTTCCAAGAGCCGCAGCATTGGTTACGAGGAAGAAACCTCTCCGACGCTCCGAGCCGGTGTCGTGCCTGCCGCTGTAGCCCTGGAAAACCATCCTGCCGATAGCCGCATTTCCATTTCGGAGGATAATAAGGTGCAAACCCTTACTTCCAGAATGGGGACTGGCGGTGGGAATGTTCCTCTGGTTATGGGAAATCATGTATGCGCATACGGAATCAGTGCAAAAGATAGCAACGCCATGAAATCCGCCAATCCTCACAGTGGGATCTACGAAGCCGAAACCTCCCGTACACTTGACGGCAACGGTGGTAACCCTGGATGCAACCAGGGCGGCATTGCCGTGGTGGAAAGCTACGCTATCCAAGGGTCGATGATAGGCAGAGATAATAAAAACGGTCCCCAGGGTGATGGCATCAACGAAGATGTCAGTTTCACATTGAATACCGTGGATCGCCATGCCGTATATGCTATGACCACAGGCAGCTTTACCCAGGTTGCAGAAGACAAGGCTCCCACAGTGCTTGCCCGTGATTACAAAGACCCCACCGCTGTTTGCTATGGCATCGGCAGGGACACTTTCAACCAGGGCAAGAACGCAAAGTTCGCCCCCACCTTTGAAGAGGAACTTCAGCCCACCCTCGTTGCCAAAGGCCCCGGTGCTATTCAGAGCGGATACACCGTCCGCAGGTTGACTCCAACCGAGTGTGCCAGACTGCAGGGGTTCCCAGACTGGTGGTGTGATGACCTGGGCATTGCCGAACCTACAATGGAGGATATCCGTTATTGGTACGATGTGTTTGAAACTCACCGTAACATCGTGAGCAGTTCCACAAAGCCCAAGTCACTGAAGCAGATTGCCAAGTGGCTGCGTGACCCTCATTCGGATGCCGCTGAATATAAAATGTGGGGCAACGGTGTCGCACTTCCTTGCGTGGTTTTTGTACTTTCCGGCATCGTGTACTGTACACAATCCGAGGGCTGATAATTTGACACTATTCTGTGGTTATAGGCCTTGATATTATTCGGTTTTAGAGCGAATATGTGACTACCAAATTTAAAGGAGGTCACACAATATGATTATCAACTACAACGTCAGCGGTTCCGACCGCAAGCAACTGGTCGCAGCCATTGCTGAACACACCGGCGAAAAAGCCAAATACCTCGGCGCACCCGGCTTTGCCTACCAGATCGGCGGTTTCACCGTCAGTGTGGATGGCAAGGTCACCATCGAGGACAACAGCACCGCCGCACCGCTCATCCACTTCCTGCGTGAGAAAGGCTTCCAGGCTGAAGACCCTCTGGCAGACTGCATCGCAGATGATGCCGATGAAGAGGTTGAAGCGGACGAAGCCTGCGGTATCTGCATTTCCATGCCTCGCAGCCTTTTCACCGAAAGCAATCTGGAAAACCTCAAGGCACTCGTCGCAGCCAAGGGCAACCTCATCAAAAAGGCTCTGGATGTGGATGATCTGCCGATTGAGGTCACGGACGTGAAAGTTTCCTTCCCCTGGTTTCCAGCAGTGCCTACCCCCGAAGAACTGAAAGCCTATGACACTTTCATCTGCAAACTGTGCGAAATGGCACGGAATGCAAAGCGAGTGGTGGCAAAGGAAAAGGAAACGGACAACGATAAGTACGCATTCCGCTGCTTCCTTCTCCGGCTCGGCTTCATCGGCGCAGAGTTCAAGACCGAACGCAAAATCCTGCTCCGCAACCTGGCGGGCAGTTCTGCCTTCAGAAGCGGTCAGCCCAAGGAGGTGGAAGTATGCGAGTAATCTCCAGAGAAGCCTTACAAGCCCTCCGTGAGCGTTACCCAAAGGGCACACGGGTGGAACTCGTGCAGATGGATGACCCACAGGCACCACCTATCGGTACGAAAGGCACCGTGATCGGTGTTGATGATATCGGCAGCATCATGGTTGCCTGGGATACTGGCTCCGGCTTGAATGTAGCCTACGGTGTCGATGTTTGTCGAAAGGTGGCGAATACAGATGACCGATAAAATCCGAGAGCAGATCCTCGCAGTCCGCAAAACTGGCCGTACCAATATGTTTGATGTTCCGATGGTGCAGTACATTGCCAATGAAATGCGGTTTTATGAACTGGTGATTTTCCTTGAGGAGCATCGCTCCGAATATGTGAATTTCATCCTCACGGGCGAGTCATAAACTACACAATTTCACCCCGCAAGAACGGCTGAATAATCGTGTAGTTTATTATCGCAAAACCCCTGGATATTATGTGCTTTCAGAGGTAATATGTGTCACACCGAAAGGGAAAACACAGAAAAAACGGAGGAAAACATTATGGAATTCACAACGATGGAACGGCTGCAAATGAAGGTTTCCGCAAGCTACGGCGCGGTCATTCAGTTCGGCGACAAGGTCTTTGTTACGGACTGCCACTGGAAAGGCGGTTTTACGGCAGAGATTTATGAGTTCGTTGAAACCCCCGATGAGACCGGGCTTGGCGACATCGAGTGCAGACTCGCACCCTGGGGAAAGACCGATGAGCGGTTCGCAGACAACGGTCACGCAATTGCCTGGTGCATGGCGCAGGTGAAGTAAATCTGAGGAGGAAACATTATGGCAAAAACTGGACTGGAAATCATCAAGGCTCTGGACACCACTGCCGGGGAAATCGCAGAAATCATCAGCAAGGGACACCCACCCTTTGAAGAAGGCGGTGCGGTTGCCTGCGACCTGGTCACCTGCGAACAGTGCTGGTTGGCATGGCTGACCACAGGAAAGCCGCCCATTCCCACCAAGAAGTAAAACAACATCACAGCCCTGGGATGGAGCCGAGAGGCTCTGTTCCTCGTATACGGAAAGTCGCACCGATGACGGTGGCGGCTATTTTTTATGCTCATTTGAAGGAGGTGACCGCATATCAGAAAGCTGAAAAAATACAAACCGACCAGGTTCATGTCCGAAGGCTCCTATTACGATAAGGATGCCGCTGACTATGCGGTCGGTTTCATTGAATGCCTTTGTCACACAAAAGGCACTTGGGCAAGAAAGCCCTTTGAACTGATCGACTGGCAGGAACAGATCATCCGAGACATTTTCGGAACGCTGAAGCCCAACGGCTACCGCCAGTTTAATACCGCATATATCGAAATCCCCAAGAAACAAGGCAAGTCCGAACTGGCCGCCGCTGTTGCTCTTTTGCTGACCTGCGGTGATGGTGAGGAACGCGCCGAGGTTTACGGCTGCGCTGCTGACCGACAGCAGGCATCCATCGTTTTCAATGTTGCCGCCGATATGGTTCGTATGTGTCCGGCTCTGGCAAAGCGTGTAAAAATCCTGGATTCCCAGAAGCGGCTTATTTATTTGCCCACGGGCAGTATCTACCAGGTGCTTTCCGCTGATGTCGGCAACAAGCACGGCTTCAACACCCACGGCGTTGTATTCGATGAGTTGCACACGCAGCCGAACAGAAAACTATTTGATGTTATGACCAAGGGTTCCGGCGATGCTCGTATGCAGCCACTGTACTTCCTTATTACCACAGCCGGAAATGATACCAAGTCCATCTGCTATGAGATCCACCAGAAAGCAAAGGACATTATCGAAGGCCGTAAAATCGACCACACCTTTTATCCTGTTATCTATGGTGCAGATGAAAGCGATGACTGGACTGATCCGGAAACCTGGAAGAAGGCAAATCCCTCTTTGGGTATTACGGTGGGCATCGACAAAGTGCGTGATGCCTGTGAGTCTGCCAAGCAGAACCCCGGCGAAGAGAATGCCTTCCGGCAGCTTCGTTTGAACCAGTGGGTCAAGCAGGCAGTCCGTTGGATGCCAATGGACAGATGGGACAAATGCGCCTTTGCCACTTCCGAGGATGACCTTGAGGGGCGCGTTTGCTACGGCGGATTGGACTTGTCCTCCACTACAGACATCACCGCACTGGTTCTGGTTTTCCCACCGGAATATGAGGATGATAAATACATTATCCTACCGTATTTCTGGATACCCGAAGACAACCTCGACCTGCGTGTCCGGCGCGACCATGTGCCGTATGATGTTTGGGAGCGGCAGGGCTTCCTGCAGACCACCGAGGGCAATGTCGTTCACTATGGTTACATCGAAAAATTCATCGAGCGCCTGGGTGAACGCTACAACATCCGTGAGATTGCCTTTGACCGTTGGGGCGCTGTCCAGATGGTGCAGAACCTTGAGGGTATGGGCTTCACGGTGGTCCCTTTCGGACAGGGCTTCAAGGATATGTCCCCGCCCACCAAGGAACTGATGAAACTGGTGCTTGAAGAAAAGGTCGCCCACGGCGGGCATCCCGTTCTCCGATGGATGATGGATAACATCTTCATCCGCACCGATCCCGCCGGCAACATCAAGCCGGACAAGGAAAAATCCACAGAAAAGATTGACGGCGCAGTCGCCACCATTATGGCTCTCGACCGTGCGATCCGCTGCGGCAACGACTCCAGTGCTTCGGTCTACGATGACCGAGGCATTTTGTTTATCTGACGGAGGTGTGAAATGGAAAAGAAAAAACTGCATATTGTTTCGCTCTCCGGCGGCAAGGACTCGACTGCTATGCTCCTGCGGATGTTGGAGGAAGGCTGGCCTGTTGATCTCATCCTGTTCTGTGATACGGGGCTTGAGTTTGACGGTATGTACCACCACATCGAGAAACTGGAAAAGTATATCGGCAGACCGATCACACGCCTAAAATCAGAGTATTCCTTTGAATATCTGCTCCTGGAGCATATGCCCAGGAGAAAGAACCCCGAACTGTTTGGGCGCAAAGGTTATAGTTGGGCAGGCCCCAGAAACCGTTGGTGTACCGCAATGCTGAAACAGCGGGTCATCGACCGTTATCTCCGTGATCTGGCAAAGGAATACGAGTTGGTTCAGTATATTGGCATTGCCGCCGATGAACCGCAGCGTATTCGTGACTTCCGCTATCCTTTGGTGGAATGGGGTATGACCGAGTCGGACTGCCTTGCCTACTGCAAGGAGCGGGGCTTCGATTGGGATGGGCTATACGATGTTTTTCATCGTGTATCCTGTTGGTGCTGTCCGCTGCAGTCTTTTGAGGAACTGCGTAAACTTCGGAAGCACTTCCCAGAACTCTGGGAAAAACTGCGGGATTGGGATTCCCGCACATGGCGCACATTTTTGAAACATTATTCTGTAGAGCAACTGGAAATACGCTTTGCTTTTGAGGAAGAGCGGCTTGCTGCCGGACTTCCCATAAAAGGCAGGGCGTTTTTTGATGCTCTGCGTGAGCGACTGAAAGAAGGTGATGCATAATGGGTATCTTTTCTGGCCTATTCAAATCCAGAGATAAGCCTGAAAACCGAACTGCCGGAAGCGCCTACACCTTTTACATTGGCGGGACTACCGCAGGAAAAACCGTGACCGAGCGGTCTGCTATGCAGATGACTGCCGTGTACTCCTGTGTCCGCATTCTGGCAGAAGCTGTGGCGGGACTGCCGCTGCATCTTTACAAATACACCGATGGCGGCGGCAAGGAAAAAGCCCTCAACCATCCGCTGTACCGACTGCTCCATGATGAGCCGAACCCGGAAATGAGTTCTTTCGTGTTCCGAGAGACCCTCATGACTCATCTGCTTTTGTGGGGCAATGCCTACGCACAGGTCATCCGCAACGGCAAAGGTGAAGTCATCGCACTATATCCGCTGATGCCCAACAAGATGTCCGTGGACAGAGATGAAAACGGCCGTCTGTACTACACCTATTACCGTGGCTCGGATGAAGCCATTAAAAATAAGGACTTTGCGGTAACGCTTCAGCCCTCGGATGTGCTGCATATCCCTGGTCTGGGCTTTGACGGTCTGGTGGGCTACAGTCCAATTGCTATGGCAAAGAACGCCATCGGAATGGCGATTGCCTGCGAAGAGTACGGAGCCAAGTTCTTTGCAAATGGTGCGGCTCCCGGTGGTGTGTTGGAACACCCCGGCACCATCAAAGACCCGCAGCGTGTGCGTGAGAGTTGGCAGTCCACTTTCGGCGGCAGCGGAAACGCAAATAAGATTGCTGTTCTTGAGGAAGGCATGAAATACACGCCTATCGGCATCTCACCGGAGCAGGCACAGTTCCTTGAGACCCGCAAATTCCAAATCAATGAAATCGCTCGAATTTTCCGTGTCCCGCCCCACATGGTCGGTGATCTGGAAAAGTCGAGCTTTTCTAATATTGAGCAGCAATCCCTTGAGTTCGTGAAATACACCCTCGACCCCTGGGTCATCCGTTGGGAGCAGTCCATTCAGAGGGCGCTCCTGTCCCAAGGTGAAAAGGCAGAGTATTTCGTGAAGTTCAATCTGGAAGGTCTGCTCCGTGGCGATTACCAGAGCCGCATGAACGGCTATGCCATTGGTCGCCAGAACGGTTGGATGTCTGCAAATGACATCCGTGAACTGGAAAACCTCGACCGCATCCCTGTGGAAGAAGGCGGCGACCTGTATCTCATTAACGGCAATATGCTCCCGATGAAAAATGCCGGGGCTTTTGCAAATACACCTACTGATGACGGAAAGGAGGAAAATCCCGATGAAGAAGTTCTGGAAGTGGAAGAACCAGGCACAGACGGAGACGGCTCCGGCGGAGAGGACTCTGTTTCTCAACGGCACCATCGCCGAGGAAAGTTGGTTTGACGATGATGTCACCCCGCAGCTTTTCAAGGATGAGTTGATGGCAGGTTCCGGCGACATCACCGTATGGATCAACAGCCCTGGCGGTGACTGCGTGGCGGCAGCCCAAATCTACAATATGCTGATGGATTACAAGGGCAACGTCACGGTCAAGATTGACGGCATCGCTGCCTCCGCAGCATCCGTTATCGCTATGGCAGGTACCAAAGTTCTGATGTCCCCGGTATCTATGATGATGATCCATAACCCCATGACCATTGCTTTCGGTGACTCTGCGGAAATGCAGAAAGCCATTGAAATGCTCGGTAGTGTGAAGGATTCCATCATCAATGCCTACGAAATCAAGACCGGGCTATCCCGCGCAAAGCTGTCCCACCTTATGGACGCTGAAACCTGGATGGATGCAAACAAGGCCGTGGAACTCGGCTTTGCTGATGAGGTCATCAAGCGTTCCGGCGATACCGAAGATGTGGAAGCCCCCACAGTCTCCATGCTGTATTCCAAGGCCAATGTGGTCAATTCCCTCATGGACAAAATCGCTGCAAAGTGCGCGATTGAACCCAAACCCACCCACCAACACAGAGCCGATGACCTTTTGGATCGGCTCAATCTTATCAAAAACTGGAGGTAATTTATTATGACTATCAACGAACTGCGCGCAAAGCGTAACCAGGCTTGGGAAGCTGCAAAGGCTTTTGTAGAGACCAAGCGCAACAGTGACGGTCTGCTTTCCGATGAGGATGCCAAGACCTATGCCCAGATGGAAAAGAAGGTTCAGGACTACGGTGCTGAAATCGAGCGTATGGAAGCCATGTCTGCTATGGACGCACAGCTTTCCAAGCCCACTTCTACTCCCATCACCGAAAAGCCTATGAATGGCACTTCTGTGAATGACCAGAAGCCCAAGACCGGCCGTGCTTCCGATGCCTATAAGGACGGTATGCTCAAGGCTCTCCGTACCAACTTCCGCCAGGTCAGCAATGTTCTCCAGGAGGGCATTGACGCTGACGGTGGCTACCTGGTTCCCGAAGAGTATGACTCCCGTCTGATCGAGGCTCTGGAGGAAGAGAACATCTTCCGTAAGTTGGGCCACACCATCACCACCAGTGGTGAGCGTAAGATCAACATCGCTGCCACCAAGCCTGCGGCTGCGTGGATCGATGAGGGCGAGGAACTCACCTGGGGTGATGCAAAGTTTGCCCAGATCAATCTGGATGCCCATAAACTCCATGTTGCCGTGAAGGTCACCGAGGAACTGCTCTACGACAACGCATTCCAGTTGGAGAAGTACATCCTTCGTCAGTTTGCAAAGGCTCTGGCCAATGCGGAAGAGGATGCCTTCCTCAATGGTACCGGCGTAGGTCAGCCCCTGGGTCTGCTTGCCGAGGAGGGTGGCGCACAGATTGGCGTGACTGCTGCATCTGCTACTGAAATCACTGCCGATGAACTCATCGACCTGGTGTACTCTCTCAAGCGCCCCTACCGCAAGAACGCCAAGTTCATCTGCAATGACCAGACTCTGGCAGCTATCCGCAAGCTGACTGACAAGAACGGTCGCTATCTGTGGCAGGATTCTGTGCAGGCAGGCGAACCCGGCAGGCTCCTGGGATACGAGGTTCACACCTCTCCTTATTTCCCTGTAATCACCGCAGGTATGCCTGCCATCGCTTTCGGTGACTACAACTACTACAACATCGGTGACCGCGGTACCCGTTCCTTTGCGGAACTGAAGGAACTGTTCGCCGGAAACGGCATGGTCGGTTTCGTTGCCAAGGAGCGCGTGGACGGCAAGCTGATTCTCCCCGAAGCGGTCAAGCTGCTCAAGATGGCGACTGCGTAATGAATGGGGGTGGCGGTGATGGACGCTTTGCTTGAAAAAGTAAAACAGAATCTGATTCTCGACCATGCGGCGGATGATGCATTGCTGAAGGGCTACATCACCGCCGCTGTTTCATACGCAGAAAGCTATCAGCATATTCCGGCAGGTACTTACAGCGAAAAGGATATGCCGCCCACTACCGAGCAGGCAGTCATTATGCTGTCCTCCCACTTTTACGAATCCAGGGACGGCAGCACGGGCGGCTTTTTTGCTGATAATGTTCAAGCCGGTCAGCAGGTCTGGAACACGGTCAACCTTCTGCTTCGGCTCGACCGAGAATGGAAGGTGTGACCATGAGTTTCGGAAAAATGAACGGCTTTGCCGACATCATTATCACAAAAAAGGTTAAGGACAGCGAGGGCTTCACTACTATGGCAGATGAAGTCCTCGCTTCTGTCCGTGTTTACAGAGAAGGACGGCACGGCAGTCAGCGGTGGGTAAATCTCGCCGCTTTCTCCGAAGCCACCGATCTGTTCCGTTTCCGTAGCATCCCTGGTCTGGGTATTACCACCGACCACATCATCGTTACAGACGGTGAGCGGTTTGAGGTAACCTCGGTCGAGGATGTTAAAGGACGCGGTATGTACACGGAGATTCTTGCCAAAAAGGTGGTGGCGACTGTTGGCAAAGGTTGATATCAAAATGCCAGATGAATTTCTGGAAAGGATGTCCCGTCTGGGAAAGGACTTTGATGCCGTTGCTGAAAGCGTATTGGAGGCAGGCGGTGAAGTTGTCCTGCAGAAGGTACAGAGCAACCTTTCCGCTGTGGTGGGTTCCGGCACAAAATACGAATCCCGCTCCACAGGTGAATTGGAATCGGCTCTGGGTCTGACCCCCGCCAAGACCGATAAGGACGGCAATCACAATGTCAAGGTTGGCTTTGCCGAACCGCGCAGTGATGGCGGCAGTAATGCAAAACTGGCAAACATCCTGGAATACGGCAAGCACGGTCAGCCTGCAAAGCCATTTCTGAAGCCTGCGAAATCCGCATCACGGTCTGCTTGCAAAGCCGCGATGCAGCAGAAATTTGAAGAGGAGGTCAGAAAATTATGAGTGTACTGGCAGATATCCAGACGGCGCTTTCTGTTTTGGGCATTCCCATTGAGACAGGCGTGTTCACCGATGCTGCCCCTGCGAAATACATCGTGGTGGTTCCAATCGCTGACACTTTCGACCTCCATGCAGATAACGCTCCCGGCATTGATGTGCAGGAGGCTCGACTATCTCTTTATGTCCAAGGCAACTACATGGCAGATAAAAATGCCCTTGTAAAAACGCTTCTGGGCGCTGATTTTACCATAACCGACCGCAGATACATCGGTTATGAAACCGAAACAGGCTATCACCACTATGCGGTGGATGTAGCCAAACACTATGAAATGGAGGAATAAATCATGGCTACTATCGGTCTTGATAAACTGTATTATGCCAAAATCACCGAGGACGAGAATGGCAACGAAACCTATGCGACCCCAGTGCAACTGGCAAAAGCAATGAATGCCGATCTTTCCGTGGAACTGGCCGAGGCTACGCTCTACGCAGATGATGGTGCGGCAGAAATCGTAAAGGAGTTCAAAAACGGCACTCTGTCCTTGGGCGTGGACGATGTCGGTGCATCTGTTGCTTCCGACCTGACCGGCGCGACCATTGATGCGAATGGCGTTGTGGTCTCTACCAGTGAGGACGGCGGCGATCCTGTGGCTGTAGGCTTCCGTGCAAAGAAGTCCAACGGCAAGTACAAGTATTACTGGCTGTACCGTGTGAAGTTCGGTATCCCCGCCACGAACCTTGCTACCAAGGGCGACAGCATCACCTTCAGCACTCCTACCATCGAGGGCACCATTCTCCGCCGCAATAAGGTGGATGGTAATGGTAAGCATCCCTGGAAGGCAGAGGTCACCGAGGGTGATTCCGCTGTAACTGCTGACACCATCACCAACTGGTATAAGGAAGTGTACGAGCCTTCTTATACCACTGCTGCGGCTGAATAAGGAGGACTGACCTATGACTACTGAACGCTCTGCAAATATCAACATCGGCGGCGATGAGTATACGCTGCTTCTGACAACCAAGGCTACCAAAGACATCGCCGGTCGTTACGGCGGTTTGGAGAACCTGGGCGATAAGCTGATGAAGTCCGAGAACTTCGAGATGGCCATTGGCGAGATCGTGTGGCTCATCACGCTTCTGGCGAACCAGTCCATTCTGGTTCACAACCTCAAGCATAAGGATGCCCCCAAGGAACTGCTCACCGAGGAGATGGTGGAATTGCTCACTACTCCCGTGGATCTGGCAACCTACAAGGTGGCTATCACCGAGGCTCTGTATAAGGGTACCAAGCGAAATGTAGAAAGCGAGTCTGACCCAAAAAACGCGGCGGTCGAGTAAGTGACGAAGAGTTATTTACTCGACTTTTATATTACGGCATCGCCCACCTCCATCTGTCGCAGGATGAGGTGTGGCTGATGCCGTTTGGTTTGCTCCTGGACCTTTGGGAGTGCCACAAGCAATATAACGGGCTTGCCAAGCCCAAGCGGGAACTGTTCATCGATGACATTATCCCGGACGGAATCTGATGAAGGAGGTGGTATAGATGGCAGATGATTTTGGCTTGAAAATCGGTCTTGAGGGCGAAAAGGAGTTCAAGAAGGCGCTGTCTGAAATCAACCAGTCCTTCAAAGTCCTCGGCTCGGAAATGAAGGTAGTTCAGTCGCAGTTCGATAAAAACGACAATTCCGTGGAAGCCCTCACTGCCCGGAACCAGGTACTGAACAAGGAAATCGAAGCCCAGAAGCAGAAAATCGAGACCTTGCGCCAGGCACTTGCCAACGCCTCCGAGTCCTTCGGTGAAAATGACCGCAGAACGCAGCAATGGCAGATTCAGCTTAATAATGCCACCGCTGCGTTGAACGACATGGAGCGGGAACTCGACCGTAACAATGCGGCTCTGGATGATGCCGAGCATGAAATGGACGATGTTGCCGACAGTGCCGACGATCTGGAAGAGGAACTGGATGATGCCGGAGATGCCGCCGATGACTCCGAGGGGAAATTCTCCAAGTTGGGCGGCACTCTGAAAACGGTGGGCATTGCGATGGGCGCGGTGGTAACTGCTGCCGCAGCCGCCGCTGTGTCCCTGGGCAAAGCTGTGGTGGAAGCCTACGGTGAGTATGAACAGCTTGTCGGTGGTATCGACACCCTGTTCAAAGACTCCTCCGCATCCCTACAGGAGTACGCCAATAACGCATATAAAACTGCCGGTATGTCGGCCAATGACTATATGTCCACGGTCACATCCTTCTCCGCATCGCTGATTTCCTCTCTGGGCGGTGATACGGAGGCGGCAGTCAAGTATGCGGATATGGCGATCACCGACATGGCGGATAACGCCAATAAGATGGGTACAGACATCGGACTCATCCAAAATGCATACCAGGGCTTTGCCAAGCAGAACTACACGATGCTTGATAACCTGAAACTCGGCTACGGCGGCACCAAGACCGAAATGGAACGGCTGCTTGCTGATGCCCAGGCGATTTCCGGCATTGAGTACGATATCAGTTCCTACGCCGATGTAGTTGAAGCAATCCACGTCATTCAAGAGAGCATGGGTGTTGCAGGTGCGACCGCTGCGGAAGCGGAACACACCATTGAAGGCTCCATGAACGCCATGAAGGCGGCTATCGACAACCTTATCGTGGGCTTCGGTAATGCGGATGCTGACATTGAGCAGCTTTGCAACAATGTGGTGGATGCCTTCCAGGATGTGCTGACCAACATTACCCCGGTTATCGAGAATATCATCTCGGCTCTGCCAACGGCGCTGAATGCACTGCTTGCGACTGTGGGTGATCTGCTCCCGACCTTACTGGACACCGTGGTCGATCTGTTCTCCCAGGTGCTAACTACGCTGCTGACGATGATACCACAACTGGTCCCGGCAGTCATTGAAGCGGTGATGACCATTGTGAACACGCTGATCGAGAACCTTCCGCTTCTGGTGGATGCCGCCGTTCAGATCATCGTTTCTCTGGTAGAGGGTATCGGCTCGGCACTTCCGCAGCTTATCCCCGCCGCAGTGCAGGCAATCATCACCATCGTGGAGGGGCTGATTTCCAACCTTCCTATGATCCTCGATGCCGCCCTGCAACTGATTATGGGACTGGCAGAGGGTTTGCTTGCCGCAATTCCTACACTGATTGAAGCACTGCCTTCCATTATTACAGCGATTGTTGAGTTCATTCTCGGCGCAATTCCCCAAATCATCGAAGCGGGCATTCAGCTTCTGACCTCTTTAGTGGCAGCTCTGCCGGACATTATCGTTGCTGTGGTGGAAGCTATCCCGCAGATCATTGACGGCATCATCACCGCTGTTTTGGACAGCATTCCGCTTATCATCCAGGCGGGTATCGACCTGCTGATTTCTTTGGTGCAGGCTCTGCCGGAGATCATCACCACCATTGTGGCGGCTATCCCGGAAATCATCGGTTCTGTGGTCAATGCCCTTATAAACAGCATTCCCCAGATCGTGCAGGCAGGTGTGGAACTGTTCATTTCCCTTATTGCTAATCTGCCGACCATCATCGTTGAAATCGTAAAGGCTGTACCACAGATCCTTGCGGGTCTGGTCTCTGCCTTCGGTAAGGGCGTATCGCAACTTGCCGAGGTCGGCGGCAACCTTGTCCGTGGCTTGTGGCAGGGCATCCAGTCCCTGGCATCCTGGCTTTGGAACAAGGTGTCCGGGTGGATTTCCTCCATCTGGGATGGTATCTGCGACTTCTTCGGTATCGCATCCCCGTCCAAGGAAATGGGCTGGGTCGGTGAGATGTTGGTGGAAGGTCTGGCAGGGGCTATCAATGCCAACGGTAAAGATGCCGTTGCAGCCGCTGAAGGCATGAGTTCTGAAATCAACGATGTGATGCATAGCTTGGCTGATGATATGACCACCGCGCTGCCGACAGACTTCACTGTTAACGGCACGGTCAACCGAAACGATACCGCTTCCGGCATTGGCGGAATGGGCTACGGCGCACTCATTACCATTCAGCAGATGGTTGTCCGCAGCGAGGAGGATATCCGTAAGATTTCCCAGGAACTCTACAACCTTATTCAGAGTGGCTCTCGCGCACAGGGTCACTTCACTACAGCATAAAGGAGGGCTTTGACCTATGGGTTTTACCTATAACGATATTACATCGGCCAGTATGGGCGTCAAAGCCCGTCTGACCTCCTGGCAGGTATGTGGTAAACTTCGCAACTTTACCACCACCGTGCCGGGGAAATATGGTGTTGCAGACTTCGGCGCTGATTTCGATTACAGAGAAATCACCGCCCATTGCAGCATCTATCCCAAGCACAGCTTCACGGCACTGGTCTCCGCTCTGGATAACATTGCCGTTTGGCTTGACCCCACCCAAGGACTTCATCAGCTTGTGTTCGATGATGTCCCGGACAGATATTTCATGGCACGACTGAACGATGCGGTGGACTGTGAAAGGCTCATCCGCTCGGCAGGCAGTTTTGAACTGAAGTTTTTCTGCCCAGACCCATTTGCCTATGCACTGACGGATGAGACCTTCTCCATTACCGAGGAAGGCGCTCACACCGTGACTCGCGCCATTGGCAATATAGAGTCCCTGCCGGTCTACCGCATCGAAGGTGTGCTGACTGCCGGGGCAAGCAACTATATCAGCATCACCACAAACGGCACGGAAATGAAGATCGTAAATGCCACACTTTCCGAGGGAGAAGCCCTCATCGTGGACACCGATAAAATGACCTCCTATGTGGTGGACGAGAACGGAGAAACACTCCGCAACGGCCTGCCATATTTGCAGGAACTGAACTTTCCGACCCTGGTGGTCGGTGATAACACTGTCACTGTGGAGGTAAACAACGCCACGCTGACCGAACTACAAATTCAAGCCAAGAGCAGATGGAGGTGACGGTATGTCTCTGAAAACAATTCTGAACAAGCAGACGGATTTCACGGGTGAATTTCCGGCAGAGTATGCCGCCTCCGGCTTGTGGCGTTTTAATGAGGCTGCGCCGGATGAAGATACCTCACTGGTGGATGAATCCGGCTGCGGACGCAACTTTACCATTATCAACTGGTCTGGCACTACCGCAAACCTCTCCAAAAGCCCAAAAGGTCGCCAGTTCCGATTCAATATCAACAACCCGACCTCTGAAAAGACCCACCTGCAGGTCACCAATGACGGCAGCATCTTTGCAAACCTCGGTGAACGCATCATTGTGGGCGGTTGGATGAACCCTACCACTTACTCGGTGGGTAATACTTTCTGTCCCATCTTCAACACCCGCTACGGTCCCGGACAGCCGATTTTATATCTGTCTCTGTATTCCGGCAAGCCCAGAATTATGCTGTATAACTCGTCTGGTTCACTGATATTGGATAAGACTGTGACCCCGTCGTTCTCTCTGGTCAACGGTGGTTGGTATTTTATTGCCGGAGTCATTGAGCCTACAAGTAAACAGTTCACTTATGTTGTGGGCGACCGCTCCACGGGCGAAGTTTGGATGTCCGATGTGCTGACATTCACCGGTGAACTGAACCGCTCCTGCGTTGCCGATTTGGTTATTGGTATGCACGCCGACACCTATTACTACGCAGGTGGCTTCGATGATTGGTTTCTGGATTGCGATTCTGCACTAACCGCAGATGACCTGGCAGATTATTTCAAGGCAACCGTCCTCTGCAACGGTGCGGACAGTTCTTCTGATGTAGATGCTCTTACCGATACAAGCGGTGTCACGCTGAAAGCCACTGACGGTGTCTACCCGGAAAGCGGTGTTATTTATACGAAAGCTGCCACCTGCAATCTTTCTGGCACGGGTAAGGTGTCCGTTACCAGTGAGTATACAGCGGGAGTTACCGCCATTGCATCCGTGGAGACTTCCACCAGTGATGATCTCACCGACTGGAGTGACTGGATCGTGGTCGGTTCGGACGGTAAGCTGCAATCTCCCAACCGAAACTACATCCGTTTCAAGGTCACGCTTACCACTTCGGACACCTCCAAGACTCCGAAACTGGTGGATATCCGGCTCTACGACATACCCAAGGCTCCCTACGAGAAGATCGGCTATGCCAGACCAGTAGTTCTGGACTCCAACGGTGCCTGGGAAGCGGTTCTGGAAAATGCCTATGACATTATTGTTACGGGCGAGATCAATGGTGAGGATACGCTGACCTTCAGCATTCCGTACCGTGACAGCAAGCGAAAGTACATCGATAACGAGAAGAAAATCCAGATCGTTGATGATGTATATAAAATCCGCACCATCACAGATGTGAAGGACAGCACTGGCAGCACCATTACCCAGGTATATGCCGAAGCAGAGTTCTATGACCTGACTTTCTCCGTCCGTAAGGAAGAAAAGAAGTTTGATGCCGAGACCGCTGATGTTGCTATGGCTTACGCTCTGGCAGACACCGAATGGAGTGTCGGCACGGTCAATGTGACCACCAAGCGTACCTGGACTTCCACTGAAAAGAACGCTCTTTCCATTCTTCGTAGCATTGCCAATCTCCACGGCGGTGACCTTGTTTTCGATTGCCCCAACCGACTGGTGCATCTGCTGACGGTCAACGGCAAGGACAGCGGCGCGCTGTTTGCATATAAAAAGAACATGAAAAGCATCGAGCGTATCGTGGACACCCGCTCCCTGGTCACCAGGCTATATGCCGTAGGTGCGGATGGACTGACCTTTGCCGATATCAACGGCGGCAAGCCATACCTTGAGGATTACACCTATTCCAAGGAAGTCCGCATTACCACCCTGGACTGTTCCTCCTTCACCAACCCATACCAGATGAAGGAGTTTACAGCCATGCGCCTTGCGGAATACTGCAAGCCCACCGTGTCCTATGTGCTAAATGCGATGGACTTGTCCGTTCTGACGGGCTATGAGCATGAAGCCTGGAGTCTGGGCGATTATGTCCGTGTTGCGGATAAGGAGTTGGGGCTTTCGGTCACTACCCGTATCGTGCGCCGTGAGTACAACCTGCAGGAACCCTGGAATACTGTTCTGGAACTATCCACTACGCTGAAAAACCTGGGCAGCTCCGTCAGCACTCTGGATACCATCGCAGACTCCCTTGAGGGTACGAGCGTTGTCTCCAACAATGATATCCGAGAACTGGTGCCGTTCAATCATCTCCGCAACTCCCGCGCTGATGATGATATGGCTTATTGGGTCAATTCCGGCTTTGAAGCAGATGGTGAAAACGGTGCTTCCGGCACGGCATCCTTTAAGGCTGTGGGTGTCGAGGGAATGACCAAGAGTATGTCCCAGACCGTATATCCGTCCAACCGCAGCAATTATACGCTATCGGCGCAGATTGCTTCGGAGGACTTGGAGAAGCTATCCGATGATGCCCAGGTAGGCATTGAGGTGGTCATCGAATACGAGGACGGCACCACCGAGACTCGTTTCATCGACCTGTACTGATGGAGGTGCGATATGGCATATTTCTCGAAAACCACAGAAAAAATCACGCCGGAGAATTACTTTTCCAAGGTCAAATCCATAACGGTACGTATCTGCATCACCAACTGCTCCGGCACAATTTATGTAACAGACCTTCTGCTTCAGCCCGGTTCTGTTGCCACGGGATGGGTAGGTCATCCCTGCGAGATGAAGTGGGTGCTTGATGGCTAAACCCGTATTCATCCGACTGGCAGAGGTCATAAACAAAAAGCAGGAAAAGCGTGTCATGAGCGTTACGGTGAAACCTACCGTCACCAACTGCTCCGGCACGATCTGGTTTACTGACCTCATGCTGCAAGAGGGACCGGCACTGACGGGCTATGTGCCGCACACGGAGAGCCGACTGGTCAAAGGCGATAAAGTCTGGTTCAACGGTGTGGTTCGCTCTGCTGAAACGGTCATTATCTGCAACTTGGGCGAGACTTCCGGCGGCTTGGATATTCACATCTATCCCAAGTCGGATATGGCGGCCGGGTCGGTTTCACTGCACCAGGGTGTTGGTGGGCAACGGGTGGTTTTCCCCAACGCCCTCCATGCCGAAGATGATCTGGCACTCCTTGCTTCGGTGCGGGAATGCACCAGAAACGGCATCACCGAGCCGAAAGAGGGTTTTTATCAGTACAGTGCCGCCTGGGACTCCAAACACAGGGTCAACCTGGAAACCGGAAAGTCTGCAAGGGTGCTTTTTGAATTGCAGCAGATGACAGATGGAGGTGAAGCAATCTGATGGATAAACTTAAAGGCAAACGCATCATGGTCTGGACATTCATGGGTAACTCCCGTATGTACGAAGCCCTGCGTGATTACGGCGACCGCATCGATACCATCGGTCTGTTTTCCTTCAAAGTAGATGCCACGGGGATGATTACCGAGAGCGGTGTTGCTATCAGCAATATGCTGACCTATATCGACAAATGGCCCCACATCCGTTGGCTGCTCACCGTTGCCAACGACGGTGCTAACTCTATCTTCAAAGCCCTGCGTGATAACACAGACGGCGCACAGGACACTTTCTGCTCTGAACTCGTCCGCATCATGGAGAAATACCCGTGGTGCAGCGGTGTGGATATCGATCTGGAAAAAGGTGACGATTACTCCACCCACGAAGCATCCACCGCAATGTTCGCCCATATCTACAGCACTGTGAAAGCCTATGACCCCACCAAGGAAATGAATATCTGTCTGCCGGGCATGACTTCGGTCAACGGCTCGGTCGGTGGCGAGAACTGGTGCGTATATGGTGACCTCGACCAATATTGCGATACCGCATCCATCATGAGTTACGGTATGGCTTGGGCGGGTTCTGCTCCCGGTCCCGTCTCTCCTCGAAGTTGGCTTGAGGGTGTATATGATTATGCTGTGCAGGTGATGAATCCAGATAAGGTATTCCTCGGTATGCCCGCCTACGGGTGGAATTGGCAGATCTATGACACCCCAGAGAATCTGGGTAAGTATTACCGTGGAACTTCTCATACCTACTATGCCGCGAAATACTGGATGCAGGGTGTCTACAACTTTACCGATGATGCTCCTCCGCAGCCATTCATCCCCATCGTTTCCTATTGGGACGATTATGATATGGGCCCGTGGGCGCTCCCTCATGTGTATGACTACATGGAAGGCAGAGATGCCACAGCAAAAAACTATCCCCAGATGGCAGAGGTCTACAATCGCAGAAACTATCTGACCTCTTATGCCAAGCAGCAAAAGACAGATTTCGGAGAAATCCTTATCGACCACGATGCCGAGCCGGACAGCTACGGTGGCGTGGTTTCCGTATCCAAGACCCTTGTGACTCTGGGTGATGAAGGCACGGCGACCTATAAGTTCACCATTGATGAGGACGGCACCTACGATGTGGCAATCCGGCTGTGTTATCCGTTCTGGGATAAAAACAGCATCTATGCTTCTCTGGACGGCAGCACCGTTTACTTCTCCGAAAATCGGCTATGGTGGCCGTACTGGAGAACAACATTCTGGGCAACTCTCGCCAAAGGCGCAAACCTTACTGCCGGGGAGCATACGCTGAAAATCTCCGTAGGTGTGAACGGTGTACAGTTTTATGGTTTCCGTGTCTGCACCGACTTTTCTGAAGAACCCACTGCGGGTGATGCGGAATACACCCTTGCACCACGCAAATTCAAGGACATCAACGGCGATATGGTGGGACCGGCGACTGGCTTTAAGCTGACCCTTGAGATGCTGCGCCGAAAGCCGGACTCCGCACTGGTATGGTATGAGGACTTTCGTGATGAGCAGAAGATCCCGGAAAGCTACTGGACAACGCTCTCCGGCGAGTGGGATGTGTGGCAAGACCCCAACAGCGATGCCAACCGCCCATACTCGCAGCTTGAGGGCTACGGTCAGCTTGCCTGGAACTATAATGGCTTTTCTGACATCCATCTCCGTGCGCAGATCATCATCCCACCGGATGGTGGTGGCAAGTCCGGCATCTTCCTCGGTTCGCTGTTTCTGTGCATCAATTACGATACGCAGCGGTTGGAACTCTATGAAGGGTCAACCCTCAAAGGCAGCTACTCGGCATCCTATGTAAAGACCGCTGATGCTGACCTACGCTCCAACCCAAGTGTTTATACCATTGAGATGCGCAAGCGTGGAAATACGGTGAGGGTTTATTCGTCCACCTCGTACACGCTTCGTTTTACGGCTACGGTCAGCAGTAGCAGCGGGTATGCGGGCATCCGCTCGGATAAGCCTGTCAACTGTCAACTGCTCCGTCTGGGGGATGCCTGGACATACGAGCCGTATGAGCGTTTTGATGTCATTATGCCGGATGGCACTGAAACTTCCTACGGCAGAATTGAACGCTCGAACTGCACCTGGGATGAAGAGTTCCAGGTTTTCACGCTTACCAGTGATGTGGAAGAATCGTCCACCAGAAGCGAAAGCATCTCTCTGGACTATGAATTTTACCATTCCCACATCATGCCGCTTGAGTGCGGTAATGACTATACGGCAAAAATAATCCCCAGGGACATCAACATCTGGATATCCAGACTGTTCCTTGGGGACTCGGATGGCTTTTCCATTCTGTATTACCAGGATGTGGACAGCCTCATCTATTGGGCAAACCAGGCGGCATACCGATGGAAACTGCGAGGGATGTGTATGTGGTCCCTCGGACAAGAGGATATGCGCGTATGGGAGTGGCTGCCCAAACAAACTGAATAAGGCATATAGGGCTTCTGCTTTCGTGGCAGAGGCCCTTTTGCATATCAAAAAATTCTTATAGGAGGACAACGCTATGAAACAAATCTGGACTGGCATTCAGTTGGCTTTCACCGCTTTCGGCGGCTTCCTTGGATGGTTCCTGGGCGGTGTGGACGGCTTTCTGTATGCGTTGATCGCCTTTACGGTGATCGACTACATCACCGGCGTCATGTGCGCCATCACTGACAAGAACCTCTCCAGTTCCATTGGCTTCAAAGGCATCTGCCGCAAGGTACTGATTTTCACTCTTGTGGGCATTGGCAACATTGTGGATGTCTATGTCCTCGGCCAGGGTGGAGTGCTGCGAACCGCAGTCATTTTCTTCTACCTGTCCAATGAGGGTGTCAGCATTCTGGAGAACTCTGCCCATCTGGGACTGCCTATCCCTGAAAAGCTGAAGGAAGTCCTGGAGCAGCTTCACGAGCGAGGAGGTGACGATGATGAATCTGCATAAGCTGATTCTTACAGAAAACGCTTGCTATAAGGCAGGCAGAACCATCACCGTCAAGGGCATTATGGTTCATTCCACCGGGGCGAACAACCCCAATCTGAAACGCTATGTGGGTCCCAATGACGGTCTGCTCGGTGAAAACCAGTACGGCAATCACTGGAACACCTATCACCCTGGCGGCAGAGAAGTCTGCGTCCACGCTTTCATCGGCAAACTGGCCGACGGCACTATCGCCACTTACCAATGTTTGCCTTGGAATCATCGTGGATGGCACGCCGGAGGCAGCGCCAACAACACCCATATCGGCTTTGAAATCTGCGAGGACGGTCTTACGGACTACACCTATTTCCAGAAGGTGTACCGTGAGGCCATCGAACTTTGTGCCTACCTTTGCAAAGAATATGGTCTGACCGAGCAGAACATCATCTGCCACTCCGAGGGCTACAAGCAGGGCATCGCATCCAACCACGGTGATGTGATGCACTGGTTCCCAAAGCATGGCAAGAGCATGGATACCTTCCGTGCCGAGGTCAAGGCTCTGCTTGCCACAGATACCAACGAGGATGCAGAGAACACTTCCGAGCCTGTGGTGACCTATCCTGAAAAGCTGACTTCCGGCTATTACCGTGTGCGTAAAGCCTGGAAGGACAGCAAGTCCCAGGTGGGTGCTTACCGCGTCCTTGCCAATGCAAAGGCGGCTGCGGACAAGAACCCCGGCACCTATGTGTTCACCAATGATGGTGTGGCCATCTATCCTGTGGAGGGTGCAACCGAATCCGGCACTGGCGACTACCGCATCCATACGGTGGTTAAGGGTGATACCCTCTGGGATATTGCCGCCCTGTATCTGGGCAAAGGCAGCCGATACCCCGAAATCAAGACCCTCAATGGTCTGAAGTCCAATGTCATCTACAGCGGTTGGAAGCTGAAGATCCCTAACTAACCACGAAGCCCATCGAGCCATAGCGGTTCGGTGGGCTTTATTTTTTTGCTCAAAAATCCGTGTTGTTTTTCGGCCAAACGGCAAATTCACCTCCAGTGGGTAGTGAGGAAACCCCTCGGATTGGAGGAACCCGCTATGACGGATTTGCAGAAAGAACAAATCAAAACCTTGCGTTTACAGGGCATCGGTTATGTAAAAATCGGTGAAATGCTCGGTATTTCAGATAATACAGTACGCTCATTCTGCCGCCGCAACGGTCTGGGTGATGCGGCAAAGAACACGGTTGCCTGCAAGCACTGCGGAAAGCTGATAAAAATCATCCCCAAGCAGAAACCTCGGAAGTTCTGTTCGGATGCCTGCCGGACTGCCTGGTGGAACAGCCACCCAGACTGCGTGGATCGGAAAGCTGTTTATGCCTACACCTGCGCCCACTGCGGTAAGCCTTTCACCGCATACGGGAATAAAGAGCGTAAATATTGCAGTCACAACTGCTACATTTCTGACCGCTTCGGAGAGGAGCGTGAAGCCCGTGACTGATGATTACCGTGCCAGACTGGAACGCTACCTGGCATCTATGATCCAGGCAAAAAGGATGCTGTCGATGGGGATTTTAACCCCAGAGGATTACGCCATAATTGATACAATGCAGGGCGAGAAATTTGGAATATCTTTGTGTAGTTTATATCGCGGGATTGACTTGATATATAGTGGTTTCAGAGGTAATATGTCACACTACGAGGAGGTGACAAAATGCCAAGAGCAATAACCATTGTACCAAAACCACCGAAACTGGAGCAGAAAAAGCGAGTTGCAGCCTACGCTCGTGTATCGAGCGGCAAGGATGCCATGCTCCACTCGCTGTCCGCACAGGTCAGCTACTACAGCGACCTCATCCAGAATCACGATGACTGGCTCTATGTCGGCGTGTACGCTGATGAAGCCAAGACCGGCACAAAGGAATCCAGAGCAGATTTTCAGAGGCTTATCGCTGACTGCCGTGCCGGAAAAATCGATATGGTGATTACAAAGTCCATCTCCCGCTTTGCACGAAACACGGTCACGCTGCTACAGACCGTCCGTGACTTCAAAGCCTGGGGGGTGGACATTTTCTTTGAGGAGCAGAATATCCACACTATGAGCGGTGATGGTGAACTGATGATGACCATCCTGGCATCCTATGCACAGGAAGAAAGCCGATCCGCCAGTGAGAACCAGAAATGGCGCATCAAGCGGAACTTCGAGGAAGGGATGCCCTGGAACGGGGCTATGCTCGGATACCGACTGAAAAACGGTCGGTACGAGATTATCCCAGAGGAAGCAGACCTTGTCCGCCGCATTTATGACGAGTACCTTTCCGGCGATGGCTACCTTACCATTGCCAAGAGACTGAATGAGGACGGCATCCCGTCACGCTTCGGAAAGCAATGGGGTCAGTCCGTAATTTCAAAGATACTCAGCAACTACACTTATACGGGGAATCTGATTTTACAGAAAACCTTCCGTGAGAACCACATCACCAAGAAAACCATCATCAATAACGGTGAACTGCCCAAGTACCACGCAGAGGATGCCCACGATGCCATCATCGACATGGAGACCTTCCAAGCGGTGCAGGCAGAGAAAACCCGACGGGCGGCTCGGTTCTTGAAGAAGCCTGCGCCCAAGAAAGCGTACCCTTTCACAAGCCTCCTGGTCTGTGACGGCTGCGGAAAGAACTATCGGCGCAAGGTCACGAAAACGGGTCCCGTCTGGGTTTGCGGTACATTCAATTCGAGGGGCAAAGCTGCCTGTGCTTCCAAGCAGATCCCCGAAGAAACCTTGCAGGCAGCGACCGCAGAAGTGCTTGGGCAGGTGGATTTTTCAGAGGAATTACTCCGCAGGCTCATAAAGAGCATCCTGGTCTGCAACGGGAATGTGCTGATTTTCCGCTTCTTTGACGGCTCGGAGGTCACTCGGATATGGAAAGACCGCTCACGCCGACAAAGTTGGACGGACGAGATGAAAGCAACAGCCCGTCAAAAAGCCTTGGAAAGGAGGAACCAGAATGCCTAAAGTTACAATGATACCTGCTACCATAAACCCACTGACGCATCTGCCTTCGGTGGCAGCACGGAAAAGACGTGTCGCCGGATACGCCCGTGTTTCCACAGACAGCGATGAACAGTTCACCAGTTATGAAGCCCAGGTTGACTACTACACCAAATTCATACAGTCCAAGCCAGAATGGGAGTTCGTAAAAGTCTATACGGACGAGGGCATTTCCGGCACTAACACCAAGCGCCGTGAGGGGTTCAAAGAAATGATCACGGATGCCCTGGACGGCAAAATTGACCTCATCGTTACCAAGTCGGTCAGCCGATTTGCGAGAAACACGGTTGACAGCCTGGTCACCATCCGAAAGCTGAAAGAGAACGGCGTGGAATGCTACTTTGAAAAAGAGGGTATCTACACCTTTGACGGCAAGGGTGAACTGCTCATCACCATTATGTCCTCTCTGGCGCAGGAAGAAAGCCGCAGCATTTCCGAAAACATCACCTGGGGACAGCGCAAGAGCTTCTCCGATGGCAAAGTGCATCTGCCGTACAAACGCTTCCTCGGTTATGAAAAGGGCGAGGACGGACGACCTGCGGTTGTCGAAAGTGAAGCCAGGGTTGTGAAGCTGATTTACGGCCTTTTCCTTGAGGGCAAGACCCAGGCAGGCATTTGCAAGTACCTGGAAGAGTTGGGCATCCCATCACCGGGCGGTAAAGCAAAATGGAGCAAGACTACGGTCACCAGTATCCTTCAGAACGAAAAATACAAGGGTGATGCGCTGCTCCAGAAGAAGTTCACAGTGGATTTTCTGGAAAAGAAAATGAAGCCCAACGAGGGCGAAGTCCCACAGTATTATGTGACGGGCAGCCACCCCGCCATCATTGAGCCGGACGAATGGGAGCAAGTGCAGGCAGAGTTTGCCAGACGAAAGACCCTGGGGAAAGCCTACAGCGGCAAAAGCGTTCTTTCTGCCAAACTGGTATGCGAGGACTGCGGCGCCTTCTTTGGCCCCAAGGTCTGGCACTCCACCGACCAGTACCGCCGTACCATCTGGCAATGCAACGGCAAATTCGCAAGTGAGGAACACTGCCACACCCCTGCATTGGACACAGAAACCATACAGCGGCTTTTCATCAAAGCCTACAATCTGATGATGCAGGATCGAGTACAGATTATAAAGGAAATCGAAGCGTGGCGGCAGAAGCTGATGGACTTCGGAACACTGGATGCCGACATTGAACGGCAACTTGAGGAGACCCAGGTGGTTGCCGAACTGGTCAAGGCGGCAGTCAAGGAAAACGCATCCACGGCACAGTCCCAGGAAGCCTACCTCAAAAAGTACGAAGCCCTCACCGAACGGTACGAGAAAGCGGCTGCGGAACTGGAAAGGTTGCAGAGCCTACGCACCTCCCGCAGTCAGCAGGACAAAAAGATGGCGCTTTATATCCGCACCCTCAAGAAACAGCCGGAGGTGATGCACGACTGGAACGACACCATCTGGACGGTGATGATTGAAAGGGCCATCGTCCACAGGAACGGCGAAGTCACCTTTGCATTTGCCAACGGCACAGAAATCAAGGTCGGAGCGTAA